CTAACCGTCATCTCCCGGCGGGGGAGTTCGGGGTGAGCGGCGACCTGGGAGGTCGCGCAGCGTGCCTCGCGCTTTCGCGGCGTGGTCGAGGATGGAGTTGAGGAGGACACTCAGCTCCTGGACGGCCTCGCCGGAGACGCCGCTTCCGGAAGAGGCGCGGAGTGCCACGCTGGCGATGTCCCGGTCACGCATGTTGGCCAGCGTTGCGAGCTGTTGGTTGACCTGGTCAAAGACTTCTTCATCCACGAAGTACCCGACCCTGGTGATGCCGAGGCTGTGGCCCACCTTCACCAAGGTCTCCAGCGTGACGTTTGCGCCCTCGGCTGACTCGGCCAAGGCCAGGGCGCGTTGAGACACGCCAGACCTCTCGGCCAGCGCGGCGAGAGTGAACGGGCCCTCCGGATGATGCTTTCTGACATGACGTAGACGCCTGGCCACAGCCTTCTTCGCATCACTGAAGCTGGCGCTGTGTGCGTCACCCTGCCCCTGCTCTGACCTGTGCTTACGCATGCCCTCACCCCTCAAGTCCCGCCGATATGCAATACATTGCACGATGTACGCAGTTCGTTGCAAGATTCATCGACGGGATCTACGCTCGCGCTGGGGGGTCGGGCGAGGCTGTGCGGTGCATGGGCTGCGAGCCTCTCCTGTCCGGTCAAGTGAACTACATCGTTGTATCTTCGCGTGTGCGATGGGTGATCTTGGGGTCCAAGTCGTCCGGTTTCGCGGGGGAGTTGTGAAGATTCAGTGAGCTACGCAACGGTGGAAGAAGAAACCGACTCGGGGGTTGAGTGATGGGGTGCGTGGACCCCGAGCGGGTGGCCCGCCTGGCGCGGGAGGAGCCCAACGTTCTGACGGGGCGGAATGACGCCGAAGGCGCCAAGTCGGTGGTGGCCGAGCTCGCCGATGGCGCTTCCGACGGTAGCCCGGAGGGGGGAGATCGCAGACAGGGTTGATCGGGGCGTGGTCAAAGAAGGGGGACAATATTGAAACCTGGTGGTATCTTCATTGAGTCGCCGGCGCCGACCAGAGGTCGCGTCGACGTGTCGCGCCCCCGGGCGCCCCTCGACTCCTCGCGGGTGGCCAACCCCCCTGCGCCCCTCCCGTGGGGAGCTGATCGCACCTGGAGGCGGGTGTGGTTGCGAGGGTAGGGCGGTAGTGGCCCCGTTGCTTCTCATGTCGCAACGGGGTCACTTCCATTCCCGCTCAAATTGCGGAAATTCAATTCCCTCATTTTCTGAATCCATCTTGCTTTAGCGGTAATTAAGAATAGGATATAAACAAGTTCAACGGCAAAAGCCGGAAATTCTATCAGTGAAATTCAGGAAGGCGCAGGGGAATGTACACCGACCTCCTTATCGACCAGATCACGCCCAACCCGAACCAGCCCCGGAAGTTCTTCGATGAGGGCGCCCACCGGGAGCTCACCGAGAGCATCAAGGAGAACGGCCTCCTACAGCCGGTCGTCGTCCGGGCCGTCGAGGGCGAAGAGGTGCCCCACATGATCGTGGCGGGCGAGCGGCGCTGGAGGGCCTGCAAGGAGGCCGGCCTGACGACGATCCCGGTCCGCATCCTCGAAGACGTCGACGAGGAGAAGGCGTTCGTCCTCTCCATCTCGGAGAATGTGAACCGGGCCGACATGACCATCATGGAAGAGGCCGGCGCCTACGCCGACCTGGTCGCCCTTGGCTGGAAGCCGGAGGCCATCGCCAAGACCTTCGGCAAGACCAAGACGCACATCGAATGGCGGCTGGGCCTGCTCACTCTGCGCCCGGAGGTCGCCGAGTGGGTCAACGAGGGCAAGATCAAGCCCAACCTGTCCTGGCACATCGCCCAGCTCTCCCCGGCGCACCAGATGGTCGCGGCCAACCGCTACCTGAAGGGCGACTTCGACAGCGAGGCCGACGCCGCGAACTTCGCGCAGGGCCTGCGCATGGCCGAGCAGCAGACCTCCTTGGTCTCGGAGAAGGAGCCCGACATCGAGGAGAAGGAGAAGCGGCAGAAGGCCAAGGCCAAGACCACCGACAAGCTTGGACGCCTTGAGGAGGTCGTCATGCCCCTCCTGGAGGAGCTGACGAAGTCCAAGCCCGAGGAATTGGCTGACATTCTCGGAACGGACCTGGGTCGCTACGTCCGCAAGATCGACAGGCTCGCCAACCAGGTCACCCTGGCTCGCCGCATTCTGCGCCAGGCCAACGGCATCGCCGAGGCGCGTGAGGTCGCCTGGAACAGTGCGGCGGCCGAGGTCCAGGAGGAGAAGGGCAAGGCCAAGCAGAGTGACGCCCGGGCGGAGCAGACCCAGGGCGGGAAGGTCGAGCAGGGCAAGACCAAGGGCGGAGAGGCCCCGAAGGTCAAGCGGGCCGAAGAGGCCAACCCCGCTGCGAAGAAGGTTGCGGCCAAGCCGCGGCCGACCGGTACCAGGGGGCGCGTGGCGACCAAGGGGTCCAGCAAGGTGCCCGCCCAGAAGAAGGCGGAGCCCGCCGCCCGCGCGGCCAAGGAGACGGAGCCTGCGCCGGAGAAGTGAGACAGAGGGGCTCGGTTCCGGCCGAGCCCCTCTCCTCTTGGTGAAACGCGGGCGCGGCTGGGAGATCTGGTCGCGCCCGCTCCTGTGGTGGGCCATGCCGGGCGCACCGGAATTCAATTACTCGGGGAAATTCGAGGAATTAGTTAACAGTGAATCTGTACTTAGTTCGCGAATTCAAATAAGATATAAGTGCAAGAAAGGGAAGTGTTCCGTGACTACTGGACCAGCGACCAGGGTCAGGACTGAAGCCGGGCCGGGCTCGCAGAGGACGACGTCCCTGTGAGTCCGGCTTCCGCTCGGATCGCGTGGCCCCCACCGGCGGCCCCGGGTCTGCGGCGCCCGCTTCGCGCGGGCTCGGCGTCATCCGGACCCCGCTCGGGGCCGAACGGAAGGCGCCGGCAAAAGGCGGGTCGTCGGTGGGCGTGCCCGGTCGGTCGGCCAGTGAAGCAATACGAAAGGAAACAGCTGCGTGCTGAACCTGTTCACCAATCGCTACCAGGCATTTCTACCCGCTCAGGGTGTGCCAGTGCGCATCACCCTAGGGGCTCCTCGGTTCAAGCTCCCGTATCCGCTCACCTGCGCGGTGCGGGAGCTTGCGCCGCGCCGGGAGTACTTCTCCCTGCCCCTCCCGGAGTTCACGGCGGCCTACCGGGCCGACCTCGACCAGCTCGGCGCAATGCGGATCGCGCAGCGACTGCGGCAGATCGCGGATGAGGAGGCGGATCACCGGCTGGTTCTGCTCTGCTTCGAGGATCTGGCAGATGCTCGGCAGTGGTGCCATCGACGGATCTTCGCGTCGTGGTGGAAGGATGCAACCGGCGACGCGGTGAGAGAGCTGTCGCCCATGACGTATGAGCAGGGAACTCTGATGTGAACCAAAAGTAGGGGACAATGTTGCAAGGTGCTATGCGCTTCTTGTGCTAAGTTCCAGCGCAGCGCCCGGCCCGGCATCCCGCCGAGGTCGGGCGTTGTCGTTCGTCGGGAGGAGAGAGATGTTCCAGGGCACCATTCCGGGCCCCATGCGCTCCATCGTGCGCGAGACAGCCAGTCAGTGGCCACGAGGCCCGGTGTACGTCCCGTGCTGCGGCAACTTCACCATCGAACGGACAATGGCCGGCATGGGCTTCGCCCTGCACTCGTCCGACGTCTCCATCTACACCAGCGCCGTGGGCCGATGGCTCACCCGGCAGCCGGTCGGCATCCAGCTCCGTGACGAGAGCGCCGACGAACTCGGTTGGCTCGTCGACTCCTTGGACGATGGCGTCGGTACCGTTGCCACGCTCATGCTCGGGACGCGGTTCCTCGCCAGCGTCGGGCGCGAAGGGCTGTGGCACGAGCGGGTGGTGCGCTCCTACCGGCAGCAGTGGAAGATCAAGCATGCAGAAACCGTCGAGCGGCTATCGGGCTCGGACGTCGAACTCACCTCATACGAGGTAGAGGACGTCCGCTCCTGGCTCCAGAAGGTCCCTGACGACGCTCCCGTGTGCTCGTTCCCCCCCTTCTACGGCGGCGGCTACGAGAAGCTGTACGAGCCGCTGGAAGCTCACTTCACCTGGGACGCGCCCGAGTACGAGCCACTGTCCGACGACGACGTGGTCAGCGTGCTGGGCGCGATCACCGACCGGCCGTACTGGCTGACGGCCTCCAACCACAGTGTGCCCGAGCTGCACCCGTACCTGCGCGGTGTGATCAAGGCGACGCCGCGCGCCGCTCCCTTCTACGTGTACGCCAGCCAGGCTCGGACGCGGATCGTTGCCCCGCGCCAGCCGATCGACCCAGTGAAGATTCCTCGCCTGCGCGAGGGCGAGGAAATCGTGGGCCCGCTCAGTCTGTCGCTGCTCAAGCCCGGCCAGTTCAATGCCTTGCGCTCCCGGTACCTCAACCCGAGGATCGCGCCGGGCGCGGCCAACCTGGCGGTCGCGGTCCGGGACGGCGGAGGCCGGCTGCTGGGCGTCTTCGCGATGGCCCCGAGCACGTTCACTCCGGACGAGGCGTACATGCTCTCGGACTTCGCGGTCGCGCCGACTGACTACCCGCGGCTGTCGAAACTGATCGTGCTTGCGGCCACCAGCGCCGAGACGCAGTTGCTCTGCCAGCGGGCGTTCTCGCGCCGGATCCGGGCGGTGTCCACCACGGCGTTCAGCAACCACGCGGTGAGCATGAAGTATCGCGGGCTGCTGCGGATCACGAAGCGCGGCCCGTCGAACGAAGACGGCTGGGCGTTCCAGCTCCAGTACCAGGGGGCGATGGGTCAGCACACGCTGGCCGAAGCCCTTCAGATGTGGGCGAAGCGGTGGGGCGCCCCGACGACGAAGACGGGAATATGATCATGGAGAACGAGCCCACGCGGCTCGCCCCGCCGCAGATGGTGCAGGGCGACCCGCGCACGCTGACGCTGCTTGACCACAACGCGAGGTTCCTACCGCACGAGCAGTTCCGGCAGCTCGTGGCGAACATCGAGCGGGACGGACACCTGACCTCGACGCCGCTGGTGTGGAACGACGGTGAGACGGGGCGGCTGGTCGTGCTGTCGGGCAACCATCGCACCTTGGCAGCGATCGAGGCTGGCTTGCCGCAGATCTGGTGGATGCAGATCGACGAGCCGCTGCCCCGCCAGCGGCAGATCGCGCTCCAGCTCTCGCACAACGCCATCGCGGGCCAGGACGATCCGGCGATCCTCAAGGAGCTGTACGACGAGCTGGAATCGGTGGAGTGGCGGCAGTACACGGGCCTGGACGACAAGGCGCTGGACCTGCTGGAGAAGGTCGACGTCTCCAGCCTCGGCGAAGCGAATCTCGACTTCGCCAGCGTGCAGCTGATGTTCCTGCCCGACGAGCTGGAGCGCGCCGAGGCAGCGTTCGACGCCGCGCGCTCCACCGCCGCAGCGGACCAACGGTGGCTCGCGGGCCTGGCCCAGTACGAGCCGGCGCTCGATGCGCTGGAGACCTCCCGGGCCGCATACAAGATCGGCAACAGCGCCACGGCGCTCGGCGTGATCCTCGCCGTGTTCGAGCGGCACCTGGCCGAGCTGGCCGACGGCTGGTTCGACGCCAGCACCGGTGAGGCGCACCGCGGCGGTACGGCCCCGCTGGAGACGGTGTTCGGCGCACGGGAGATACCGGTGGAGACCGCTGCGGCGGTCCGGGCCGTGATCGACCGGATGGTGAAGGACGGCAGCGTGCCGGAGAACGAGCCGTGGCGCGCCCTGGACATTCTCGCGGCCCGGCAGGACTGACAGGGCCGTTGGCCAGGAGGTGAGCGGTGGCCGAGGCCCCCGTGGAGCCCTGGGAGCGGCAGAGCGGTGAGTCCCCCCAGGCGTTCGAGGCGTTCGCCGCGTACCGCGATCTCGGGCCTGCGCGGAGTATCACGAAGGTAGCCCAGGAGTTGGGCAAGTCTCGTCCGCTGTTGAGCCGCTGGTCGAGGCAGTACGCGTGGGTGATGCGTACTGCGGCCTACGACCGGGAGCAGGACCGGCTGTTCGTCGCCGAGCAGCAGCAGGCGAGGCGCGACGTCGCGCGTCGGCACGCCAAGCTCGCTCAGGCGTTCCTCGGCAAGGCGGTCGCGCGGCTCCAAGGGCTGGATCCGCGGGAGCTGACGCCAGGTGAGTTGCTGCGCTACTTCCAGGTCGCCGCCGACATCGAACGCCGTGCCGCTGGTGAGGGGTTGGCGGGTGCTGCTGCGCTCGATGAGGCGGAGGGGACCGATTTCGCGGCGTTGAGTGACGAGGACCGTAAGGCCCGGATGGAGCAGCTGCGTCGTGAGCTGGAGCGGCGCCTTGCGGAGGAGGCGCGGTGAGGGGCGGGTGGGCGAAGCGCCGGTTGGTCGAGGGCCTGGCCGATCCCGGTGTGATGAGCCTGGAGCAGCTGAAGGCCGAGGTCGCCGCCCTGGTGCGGGCTGATGATGTGTCGGCGCGGCGGTGGGCGTGTGAGCTGCCCGGCTGTGACGGGCTGCCGCATGAGGGGTGGTTGCATCATCATGCGCGGGCGGCGCAGCGGCAGCCGGCGTGGCTGTGGACGGTGTGGATGCTGCTCACCGGTCGTGGTTGGGGGAAGTCGCGGACGGCGGCGGAGGCGGTGCGGGAGTGGGCGAAGACTCCGGGGTTGCAGATCGCGGTGGTGGCGAAGAACGCCACGCTGGTGCGGGACATCTGCTTCGACTCGCCGAAGTCCGGGCTGCTGTCGGTGTTCCCGCCCGAGGAGGTGGCGAAGTACAACTCGTCGCTGGGTGAGACGACGCTGCGGCTGCGGAACGGCACGCTGATCCGTGGGTTCGGTGCGGAGACGCCGGACAACTTGCGTGGCTGGGCGTTCGACAAGGCGTGGTGCGACGAGTACGCGGCCTGGTCGCGGCATACGGCGCAGGAGGTCTACGACATGCTGTGGTTCTGCCTGCGCGAGGCGGATGCCCCGCAGGTGGTTGTCTCCACGACGCCGAAGCCGCTGCCGCATGTGAAGCGGCTGGTGGAGCGCGGTCGGACGCAGGAGAAGGCGCACCAGGATGGTGGGGAGCCGCCGCGGGTGGTGCTGACGCGGGGGCACATGCGGGAGAACGATGCGAACCTCAGTCCGGCGGCGCGGGAGGAGCTGGAGGAGGAGTACGCCGGCACCCGGCTGGGGCGGCAGGAGCTGTCGGGTGAGCTGCTGGAGGACGTGGAGGGCGCGTTGTGGCAGGGCTGGATGCTGGAGGTCGAGGGCTTTCGGTCGAAGCGGGAGCACCTGCCGGACTTGCAGCGCCTGGTGGTGGCGGTGGATCCGGCGACGAAGTCGCATGAGAACGCGGACATGACGGCGTTCACCGTGGCCGGGCGCGGGTGGCCGGTGGAGTCGATGTTCGGAGACGACCGGCCTCGCGGTTACGTGCTGCATTGCGAGCAGGATCGGTTCACGCCGACGCGGGCGATGAAGCGGGCCGCGGAGCTGTATCACGAGCACCGGGCGGACTGCGTGGTCATTGAGGCGAACAACGGTGGCGACTACTTGCCTGCGCTGCTGGAGCAGGTGGATCCGACGGTGAACTGGCGGATCGTTCATGCGACGCGGGGGAAGCGGGCGCGGGCGGCTCCGGTGGCGCAGCTGTATGAGCAGGCGCGGGTGCATCACGTGGGGGCTGCGCGGGGGTTCGCGGAGCTGGAGGAGCAGATGACGACGTTTGTCGGTCAGGGGGAGACGGAAGACTCGCCGGATTTGCTGGATTCGGCGGTGTGGGCGTTGTGGGATCTGTTCCTGGATCCGGCGATGCCGCCTCCGCGGCGGGGTGTGGATCGGCGTTTGGGTGGGCGGCGGTAGCGGTTGCTGGCTGGCAGTTTTCAGGAATTAGGGGAATTCATGGCGGGTAATTAATTCCAACTAATTCCGGGTGTATCTGGAATTCGGGTTTCCGGTCCCTTAGGATTAAATTACAGAAACGGGAAAATAAAAACTCCCGTAGGTAATTCTCAAATCAATAGGGGGTCCGGTGGATATCAACTCGGCACTCAAGGTTCTCGAAGGGCTTCACAAGGAGCTCACGGAGCTGAAGAAGATGCGGGACAAGGAGTCCGGCGGCGAGTGGTCGGACGCGGTCAGCATCCGCATCATCCTCGACGACGTCACCGAAGACTCGGCTCCGAAGGTCATCGAAGGCCAGGGGCTCAACGTATGGGTCACGGCGGAAGACGAGGACGGCGAATTGCCCCGGCGGGTGCTGGAGGAAGACGGCGAGCTGAAGTGGAGCTACGAGATGGCTCGGATCGAGCTCGCAGGGTGACGTAGCAGCCGGGCCCGGCGGCCGGAAGGTCGCCGGGCCCAGCAGCGCCACACCACGGAATCGGAATTTAGGGGGTATTCAGGAATGGGTAAGTACAGTCTCCCCAACCCGGAACCGGGCAACGCGTATGCCTGTCTGGAACGGTTCGCGGACGCGCTGAGGGAAATGCTCAGCGCCGAGGGAAGGGAGTTGGTGGACACGGCAGACGTCGAGATCATCGAGCCCGACCTTCTGAACAAGCCTGGGCTCCGCTGCATCAGGTTCGTCCCCCACGGGGCCAACCGGACGAGGAACGAAGGCGGTCAGGAGCAGTTCCATCACTTCAACATCTATGTGGAACTGGAGGCGTTCACCCCGAGGGTGGGTTCCTGAACAGAGTGGCGGAAGGCCGGTCCCGGACGACGAAGAGTCGGCCGGGACCGGCCTTCTTCGTGTCGAGTCGCGCAGCGGCGGCCGATAGGGTGGCAGGCGGCGTGGGGCCGACCCCCGGGAGGGCAAAGGTGGGCCTGCGCCAATTCGTGATCGACGCCTGGTCGTGGCTGAACTACAAGCCGGTGATGGCCGATGCCGGCCGCCCTGGAAGTTGGGCGTTTCCGGAGCTCGCATCGTCGTGGTTGCCGCCGCAGGAGCTGCGCCGGCTGGCTGCGTACAAGGTGCTGGTCGCGTACGACAGCAACCAGGCTGGGCAGCTGGCCGCGGCTTCCGGGGACGAGTCAGCAATCGAGCGGCGCGAGTTGGGGGACGCCGGGAGCCTCGTCGATTCCGCGCTCGGCCATCTGCTGGGCTCGGAACAGAAGATCGTGGTTGAGGGCGCGGAGCACGCCGAGGGCGAGGCGCCGAAGCCGGGCTCGACGGCGGCCGCGGCGATGCAGGAGCAGCTGAGGACGTGGGCGGGGAAGGAGCTCCTGGCGCTGCGTATTCAGCAAGCCGAACGGGCGTCTGTGTTGCTGGGCGACAGCGTGTATCTGCTGGCGTGGAATCCTGAGAAGCAGCGGCCGACGCTGCGGGTCGAGGATCCGGGCTTCTACTTCCCGCAGTGGGACGAGGGCCAGGACGAGGACTTCCCCTCGCGGGTGCACCTGGCGTGGGAGCTGCCGGAGGACCGGGACGCGGGCCTGAAGGCGCGGGTCCGTCGCGTGACCTACGAGCTGGGTGCGATCTCGGAGGACGACGAGTCGCTGGTGCGGCAGTACCCGTGGGAGCCGGGGCGGCCGTCGCGGACGACGTGCTACTTGACGGACGCGGAGTGGCTGCTGGAGGACATCAAGCGCGGTGAGACGCTGGACCGGTTGCCGATGGACAGGGCGCGGTTTCGGGTCCGGTCGGACGGTACGGAGCTGCGCCGGCTGGATTTGATGGTCGACTTCGTACCGGTCATCCACATCACGAACACGATCCCGCATGCGGGTGAGCACTGGGGGCGTTCGGCGCTGGCTCGGGTGCTTCAGGGGCTGGACGAGCTGGCGGCCACGGACTCGGATGGGTCGGCCGCGAGCGCGACGACGGGTACGCCGATCATCGGGTTGGCGGGGGCTCGGTTGCCGGTAGACCGGGCGACGGGGAAGCCGGAGCAGCTGCGGGTGCAGGCGGGTGCTGTGTGGCAGTTGGGGGAGTCCGGGCGGATGGACGCGTTGGACACCTCGCCCCAGTTGGCGGAGTTGCGGGCGCGTGTGGAGCATCTGCTGGATCGGATCGCGGCCAACAGCGGGATCACGGCGGCTGGGCTGGGAACGCTGGATGCGCAACAGGTGCCTTCGGGGTACGCGTTGAAGCTTGCGTTGGGGCCGTTGGATGCGTTGGTGGCGACGATGCGGCTGGCCAGGGAGCACAAGTACAGGCTGATGTTCAAGATGGTGCAGCGGCTGTACCAGGCGGGCCGGGCTGCGGGGTGGATGGCGGGGGAGTCCTTGTCGGCGCGGTTGTCGTGGGCGCCGCACACGCCGACTGATCGGGCGGCGGTGCTGGATGAGGTCGTCACGGCTTATGGGGCGGGGGTGATCTCGTTGGAGACGGCGGTGGCGATGCTGATCGAGGCGGGGTACCCGATCAAGGACGCTGCGGAAGAGGTGGAGCGGATCCGGTCGAGTGTGCCGGAGGTGGCGATCCGGGCGCAGGGGGAAGAAGGTGCAGATGGGGACGGCCGTGCTCCCGAGGCGGTCCCGCCGGCAGCGGAGGGTGAGGGGGAGCGTGCAGCTGGGGGAGTCGCGGGTGAGCATCGGCGATCGTTCGGGTTCACGCCGGGGGCGGGGCGATGACCGGGGCGGTGCGGTGCTCGTCGGATGCGGCAGGGGCTTGGGTGGTGCAGCGTGGAGGTATGGCCGACGATGTTCGGGTCGTTGTGCACGCGCCGTCACGGTCGGGGGGACGCCGCGTGACGGTTGGCGGCGAGATCCTCGGCCTGGCTCACAGCACGGCGGACTTGGTCGAGTTTCTGCGCCGAGCGGGGTTGGATCCGGACGATGTGCGGGTGGAAGATTCGGACGTGATCGACTGGCGTGGCGGGGGGCCGGAGGTGTGGGCGTGATTCCGGCCCGAGAGGCCGTGCTCTAGGAGCCGTGCCCGGCGTCCGAGGTGAGTGTTTCTCCGGTTTCGAGGATTTCTCGGAGCCCTGCCTCGACGTCGAGAGGAAGGTCATCCACGAATGCTTGGTACCGGGCGGCGAGGTGGCGGTCGAGGCGGGTGGGGTGTTCTTCGTTGGTCATGAGTCCTCCGGCGGTAGTGGGCGTACTGCCTTAGTCTGCACGGCGGTTGCGTAGGGCATCGCGTGCTTGGCGGTAAGCGTCGACGAGGTCGGGGAGTTGGCGGAGCAGACCGACGAAGAGGGTGATGGTCAGGCTGATGAAGCCGCAGCCGCTAAGTGCCGCTAGCGTAACGTTGTTCACTTTTTCTATCATTTCTTGTGTTAAGTATGTCGACACGGGTCACTGGATGCTCTCCTGTGGTGGTTTGGGGTGGCTGGTACGTGATTGGGGTATTTCCACGAGGTGCGGCCCGTGGGGCTACCGAGACGCCTGGATGCGGCCAGGTTCTCTCTCTGCTCTGAAGCGGCCAGTCACGTGTCGAAGCCTAGGCCAACTTGCCTACGTAGAGGGTTCGTTGCTAGCGCCATAGGGTGACTGATAGTGCAGGTGTTCGCTGCTGACTACACTGGCCTCGGCGTGGGGGCGCGCACCGGAGGAGAACTATGGGCCGGCCCCTACCGAACCGCAGTGGCTCGTCGGAGGATGAGCAGGCGGAGCAGTTGGATGCCCCAGAAGGTGTCGAAGCGGAGCCGCAGGTGACCGTGACGCAGGATCGCCTAGGGCGGTTGCTGACGCGGGAGAAGGCACAGGGCGAACGAGCCGGAATCAAGCGGCTGTTGGCCGGGCTCGGGTTTGAGTCCGCGAAGGATCTGGCTGACTTCGTGACGACGCAGCGCGAGGCGGAGCAGGCGGCGCTGTCGGAGTTGGAGCGGCGCGAGCAGTTGGCGTCGGACCGGGAGTTGCAGGCTGCTCGTCGGGAAGAGCTGGCGGCGCAGCGGGAGCGTGCGGCGGTGCGGCGTGCGGCGCTGGTGTCGATGGGTGCTTCTGGTGATGATCTGGCGGACGCTGAGCGGCTGCTGGTGACCGATGACGAGGACGTGGACGAGGCGCAGGTTCAGGCGGCGGCCGAGGCGTTGCGTGCTCGGCGTCCGGAGTTGTTCGGTGAGGTGCGTCAGCCAGTGGCGTCGGCTCCGGCGGGGGCTCCGGCCGGGCGGGGTCCGTCGCGGTCGGCGCCGCCGCCGAGTCCGGGTTCGGCGGGGCTGGAGATGGCTCGGCGTCGGGGGTATCTGACGGAGTCCACGGCGGTGCAGTAGGCGCTGGCTCATGGGGACCACGCCCCAGTTGTTGATCTCGTGGACGGCATCGCTTTCGAGGGCGGTGCGCGTGCTGTTGAGCAACGTCCATGGAGGTAGAGCAGCATGTCGATTCAGCCTGTTTCGCATTCGGAGTACGTGGCCGCCGGCCGGGAGTGGCTGGCGTCCTTGCACGGGACGGACCAGACCGACACGGTCACCCTCGACCTGAACCTGTTCAGCGAAGGCGTGCACTACCACTGCGGTGGTGAGTGCGAGCCGTACGGTCGGGTGCTGTCCGGTGTGCCGGTGGGGAAGGTGGCGGAGTCCGGGCTGTACGGGCCGTACGACCCGGAGGCGCACTGCGGGCGTCAGGTCCTGCGGGGGTTCGTGTTCGCGGAGGCGCCGTTCGCTCCGGGGCAGACGCGGGTGCCGGCGGCGATGCTGTGGCACGGCGCGGTGAAGGCGTCGAAGGTCCCGGGGGGCTTGGACGTGTCGCAGTTGCAGTGGCACCCGCGGGCCGCGCTGGTCCGGTTCGTGTAGGTGGTGACTGATGTCGATTCAGGATCTGTTGAGGGACGTTGGGGCGACGGACCTCACGACCTTTGCTCGATCGATTCCGTCGCCGGCGGACTTTCTGCTGACGCAGTCAATCTTTCCGACGATGGTGCTGCCGGAGGTGAAGTGGCGGATCAGGGATTCGGGCCGCTACGTCAATGCGGCCAAGTACCGGGCCTTCGACGCGTCCGTGCCGTTCGCGAGCCGCGAGGCGTGGCAGACCAGTCGTGAAGGCATGCTGCCCGCGCTCGGGCAGAAGCTGGTCGTCGGCGAGCAGGAGCAATTGCTGCTGGAGGCTTCGCGCGGTGCGGATGAGGACCGTCTGATCGAGCTGCTGTACGACGATGTCGAGCGGCATGTGGAGGCGATCAGGTCGCGGTTGGAGCTGGCCGCCGGTGACGTGCTGACCGACGGCCGCTTCGAGCTCGTTCAGGAGAACGGGCTGACGCTGGAGGTGGACTGGGGGGTGCCGGCGTCGAACCGGCCGGTGCCGGCGCGGCCGTGGTCGGATCCGGAGTCCGATCCGATCGCGGACGAACTCCGCTGGGTCCAGCATCTCGATGACGTTGGTGCCCCGGAACCGGAGCTGGTGATCACCAGCCGCAGGGCGTTCTCGCACCTGGCTGCCAACGATGCCTACCGGGCTGCGTATTACGGCAGTGTCAACCCGTCCACCACGCCGACAGCGACGCTGACGCCGCAGCAGATCAACGTGGTGCGTGGGAACTACGGCCTGCCGCCGGTGCAGTTCTACAAGGCGCAGGTGAGGGTCGACGGGAAGCCCCGGAAGGTGCTCTCGGAGGACCTGTGGGTGCTGGTGCCGCCGGATCGGCACCGGTGGGCGCAGACGATGTTCGGGGTGACCGCGGAGGCCCTGGTGCTCTCGCGCGGTACGAACCCGGAGATCGTCCGGGAAGACGCTCCGGGCATCATCATCACGCGTGGCGTGCAGGATGACCCGGTGCAGATCTGGACCAAGGGTGCTGCGGTCGGGATGCCGGTGATGCACACGCCGGACGCGCACATCGTGGCTCGGGTGCTGTGATGCCTCGACTGATTGCGGCTGTGTACGTTCAGCATCCCGAGACGCGCGAGGTCGTGGTCCTGCTGCCGGGGGAGGAGCCGACGGAGGACCTCGCCCGGCTGGTCACGAACCCGTGCGCGTGGGAGCCGACCGAGCCGGAGGACGGTGCCGAGCCGGAGGTGAGGGATCAGGTCACGGTCGACGACGCGATGGAGGCCGGGGACCAGGTGGCGGGTGGCGCGCGGAGGCCGTCTCGGCGTTCCTCGCGGGCCTCGTCCGCCTAGGATTTGTCTGCGGCCCGGTACCAGACCCCCGACTGGTACCGGGCCGCGCTGCTGCGGAAGGAGATGCCGTGGACGAGATGCAGCGGTCGTGGTTGCTCGCCCAGCTCGGCCCGGACGTGGACGTCGCGGATCTGGAGCGGCGGTTCTTTCGACTGCGGTCGGTGAGGGCGGTCGCGTTGGAAGTGCTGGGCGAGCGCCGTGCACGGCTACTGGCGGACCCGCTACGGGTCACCATCGACGGGGTCGTCACGATGGACCTGCAAGAGAATTTGCGGGGAATCGAGCGTCAGATCCAGCAGGTTACGGCGGCCCCGGCGCCGGACGCGCCTGATGACGAGGGGGAGCCGGAGACCGTCCTCACCACTGCCACGATGGTCCCGGAGCGGCGCTACCGATAAGTGTGGGCGCCGGTGGTCCGCATTCGACGTTTCGACGGCGACTCATCCGCACCCCGGATACCCTGGAACAGCTGCCGGCCCCCAGCCAATTCGTCTGGTTGGGGGCCGACAGCTGGGTCACGCCGGCAGGTTCGCCGCGTAACTCAAGAAGTTGGTCCAGTTCGCACGCGAGGTGGTCACCTTTGGGCCTTCAGCGTTCTTCGAGTCTCGAACGTGGACCAGCTCGCAGGCGGCGGCGACCTCGACGCACTGGCCGCCGGCGTTGCCGCTGTAGCTGGACTTTTGCCACACCAGGGGCCCCGGTGCGGCAGTATCGGTCGTCATAGTGCTCCTACCAGTTCCTTGATGAAGTCGAGGGACCTCTCAGGACTCAGTGCCTGCGATCGGATGATCCCATACCGCTGTTCGAGATCGCCGACCCATACGGGCGCTGCGATGATCTCGCTGACGCCTTGCACCTCAACATAGCCAAGGGTTTGGCCTTCTGGGGTCTCCACAAGCGTCATCGGGCCGTCGAGGCCGACATGGGTGACGACGTGGGTCTCGATCACCTGTATCGACACGTTCCGCATCTCTGCGCATCGCACGAGATGTTCGAGCTGCCGCCGATGAACGTCGCGGCCGCCGATTGGGCGTTCGAGGACGACTTGCTCCAGCACGAAGCCCAACGTTGGCTGCGGTTTCCTCGTCAGCAGAGCTTGCCGTTCCAGGCGAGCTGTCACCAGCTCCTCCACTCGTTCGTCTTCGAGTGTCGGAACGTACGTGCTCGTCACCGCGTAGGCGTGCTCCTGCGTCTGCAGGAGTCCGTCGATTGCGTGGGTGGAGTAGCTGTACAACCTACGAGCCGTCTTCTCTGTCTGGGCGTACTCCTCGAACCACTCCGGGAATTTGGAATCATCGATCAGGTCCTGGCCGACCGCGATCAGTAGGCCATCGGCGTCAAGTGCCTCATCGATCGCCTCGACGTAGCTGCTGGTTGCCTTTCGCCTGCCCTTCTCGATGCCGCGGACCTGGGAGACGCTGTACCCCGCCCGCTCAGCGAGCTCCTCCTGGGTGAGACCGCGCTTCTTCCTCAGCCTGACCTGCTGAAGCGCCAAGACCCGACGAGGTAGAGGGACGTCATCGTCCAGCCCGCTGTCACTGCCGGTGGTGCTGTCTTCTCGCATAGCTCGCTGCCTTTCGTGACTGTCCATGACCGTTCATCAATCCAACTGAACCTGCCAAGACGGTGTTTGGACGGTTGTGGACGGTGCAAACGCTATCGCGCTCAGGTGATGCTCTTTGCATGCCCAGCGAATCGCGGTCTTCCGAAGAGCTGGCGCCAGAGACCGAGTTGGCGCCGGCGACTGAGTTGGCCATCTTCCGGCCGTCGTGGGTTCCCGAGACCGGGCACCGGTCGTACGGGACCGGGATCGAGTTCGACGTGGTCCGCATCCCCGGCGACAGGGGAGCAGAGGTCTCTGAGGAGCTGATAACGGCGGCCCGCGGAATCGCTGGGCCCATCCTGGTCCGGCTGAAGTCGTCAGTCCAGGACACGGTCTTCATTGTCCCCCGAGGAACGGCGGAAGAACTTCAGTGGCCGCCCGGAGTGTTCGCCCACGGTACGCGGTGGCGCGAGTATGTGGCAGTCCCCGCGCTGCGAAGCTGCCCGACAGCGTCCATGCGGTGGGAGTCGCGCCCGACGGCTGAGCAAGAGTACGTCGACCCCGGAGTGTTGTACGAACTGGTTTGCAGGTTGACGCATTGGCCCGGTGAGCAGCAGTGAACTGCGTTCCCCGGTATCGCTGTTACAGGGCGAGCCTCCCGCCCGGCAGTTGTTGCGCAGTCGGGGAGGATTGCCTCGTCGCGTACCCGGGGCGGGTCGTCACCTGGATACGCCAGGACGTACGGCGGCTCGCCGCCGAGATGGCGGACGGCGATCGAGAGCAGGCGTTGACGTGGCTCGACGACCTCGTCGCCGCGGGTAGTGCCGTGCGAGACCTGAGAGGTCGGGGGACCTTCGTCCACCGCCTGACCACGGCGACAGGTGACGAGTGGTTGTGGGCCGCGCACCGGGTCCTCGACCCGACGACGTCGACAATCACCGTGGCGCGTCGCGAGGACCAGGCGGTGACGACCATTCCCAGGCCAACACCCCCTTGTTGAACCCTCTTGGAGAAGCATGTTGTACGCACGCCTCCCCCGATTGCGTTGGGCAATCCGACACCCCCTCAAGGCTCTTGACCGGCAAGGGGTACCGCCCTGGCTGGCGTTTGTCACTCTCTTCGGCACCGCATCGGTGACCGCGTGGTTGTTGTCCGCATACGTCTCGATCCGCCGATAGGGATTCCCTCAGACCGGTCGCCTGTTCACTCCTCTGCAGGTTGACCGCCGGGGCTCGCCAGCCCTCGTCCCGGAGGGCACAGCGCGAGCGGTTTCGTCCGCCCTGGTCAGGTGGATCGAGCCCCGGCTGTCGCTGGTGAAGACGCGGCGGCCGGCCCCTCTCCACCCCAGCCCCTCCCGGTCGCTCGGTGACGAGTCACTGACCCGCCGGGAGGATCCAGGCCGGGCACCCCTCAGGTGCCCACCCCGTCGGCTCGGCTCTCCTGTTCCAGCCGGGCCGGCGGGCCCCACTTCGACGACGGAGGATCAGCAGTGCGCGGCAGCGACGACCAGCCAGTGAACGTGCTCCAGGGACGACCGATCACGCCGGCCGTCTGGGACGCGTGGGCACGCGAGGGGCGGCTCACGCACGAGATCGGCGAGATGGAGATGGATTTCCTCGTAGGCCACACCTCCACGGGCCGGTGCCGGATCGCGGTCGACGCCGGCTGCGGGCTCGGTGCCTTCAGCCGCCGACTTCGCGGAATCGGGTATCACGTCGTGGGCATCGATCACTCGTTGCTCTCGCTGCAGATGGCACGCACTGAGGGGCACGGGCCGCAGTTGACGTACACGCTCGCCAATCTCGACGACGGCATGCCGCCGGACATCCCTGTCCACGGCGTCGACTTGGTCGTCGCCCGGGCTGTCGTGCCCTTCCTGACTGATCCCCTGGGCTGGCTCCGCCAGGTACGCGACCTGTGGCTCGCGCCCGGTGGATACGTCTACCTGGTCGTGCCCATCGGTCGCGAACGCCCGATGCAGCCCGGGCAGATGAGTCCCGAAGAGATCATCAAGCTCTGCTCCGGATGGCAGGTCATCCGGTGGGATGCCCCCGGTCTGGCCCGGCTCGTCCTGCGCCCACCCGGCCCCGACGGTGACGAACAGGGATGCCTCTGTCCCTGACCAGTTCCGAGTCCAACGCGATCACCCGTCCGCCCCGAGATCTCTGAGCGCCCACCACTGACTGCCTGCTGAGCGAGATGCCATGCCACCACCCATATCGAAACTGCTGTTTTTTCGCCAGTGCCTCGCGGACAACCTTGCGGATGTCCTGCGAACCTCACCTGCGGCGGACCCGCGTGTGTACGCGAACGCAGAAGTGATGCCCGCGGCGGTGGTCGCCGTCCGCCTGAGATCGTGGCCGGCCCGCGACGGCCGGTCTGCGCACCCCAGCCGGCCCACGTCGGTAGCTGTCCTCCAGCGCGCACTGCGCCTTCGCAACATCGGAGCTGACGTCCATGACTGGGGCGAGGGTGGGCTCTGGGTCGCCGTGCGCAAAGTGGCCGACGTTACCGCGCTCACCGATTACGCCGCTTCTGAGCTCCCGTCGGACTGCGCCGCCGCTCACGCTCTGAACGTGTCGCTGCGGGCGCACGGGATCGCGGCCACCGCGGCCGCGACCGCCGATGGAGCGGTGTGCATGGGCACGATCAAACCCTTCGAAGCCTTGGCGCTCTACGAGTGCCTGACCGGCCGCCGCGACGGCACAGCAGCCCACGCCCTCGACCTTGACGACCTCCAGGACCTCCACACCCTGGCCGGGCTCGTAGAGATCGCGGTGGGCCGGGCAGCTCGCCGGCGAATCGTCGTGGCCGTCCGGCTCAGCCCCGACCCGGAGCTCGTGCTCGACGCCGGCACGCCGCTCCCTGCCGTCGCCAGGCTGACCCAGGCCGTCGAGCGCGCGCAACGCCCTACAGCCGCCGTCTCTCTCCCCCGGCTTCCCGGCGCCGCGGGGCGAGGAGGCCGGTGGTGACGGTTGAGAAGCGCCGGTCCCGTCCCGGGACGAAGCCGATCTTCGCGGACCTGGCGGTCAAGCAGCTACGTGCTGCTGGATTCGAGCCGGCCGAGGAGTATCCCGGTCGCAGCGACCGGTCGTGGAAGGTGAAATGCGCGACGTGCGATCGGCCGTGTCGGATCACACTGAGCCACGTGCGCCAGGGACGACGCTGTGCTCACCAGTGGGTTTCCCCTGAGCGGGCCGCAGCGGAGGTCCGCGAAGCGGGTCTCATCCCGCAGGGGGACTACCCCGGTACGCCCAGAGCGCACTGGCCCATGGTCTGCTCGCGATGCGACCAACCCTGCCGGGGCAGCCTGTATCGCCTTCGCGCGTATGGCCCCTGTCAGTGTCGCAGGCTCCCCGACGATGTCGCTGCGGAGAGAGCGGAGAAGGAACTGCGGGCGGCCGGCTACGAGCCCCGCGCCCCCTATCCCGGCTTCGCACGGTCGCCCTGGCCTGCGATCTGCGTAACGTGCAAACGGAAGTGCAAACCCTCCCTGTCGACCATCCGGCAGGGCAAGACTTGCAGCCACGGGCAGTGGAAGAAGTATCCGGCAGCCACGCCAGAGCAGGCGATGCGCGAGTTCCTGGCAGCCGGCTATGAGCCGATCACCCCCTACCCCGGTGCAATGCAGAAGCCGTGGCTGTCCCTCTGTAAAAAGTGCCGACAGCCCCGCAAGCCGAGCCTGCGCAACGTGCGTCAGGGGTCCACCTGCACCCACACGTACAAGAACGTTGTCCAGTAGATGGCACCGGGCCGGCCGAGGACGGCCCATGGCGATCTCACTGCCGCCTGCCCGCGGTCTCGCGGGCGTCAACGACCGGGCACGGTGTTCGAGCGCGCCAGCGCCGTGCCCTCCGGCCGCCGCTGCCTCCGTGGGGGAGGGCGGCGGCGGCCGGTACCCCTTTCTTCGCCCCACCCGATCGGAGTCCGATGGCCGACTGCTCGTTACCCGCCTTTCGGCGAGACAGCGGCGAGTGCACCGCGATCTGCCAGTGCAGCCTGCTCTGCCTGACGGCCGCCCCTACGAACACCTGACGGAGTGACGATCGTGATCCGCGAAATACCCGAGGCCCGGCCCTATCGGCTCGCCCTGAGCCTGTGCGGCCTGGTGGCGATCGCTGACCTCCAACCGCTGGCCAGCCAGGTGACGTCGTAGCCGTGGGCCACCATCCGAACTGCCCAGACTGCCTGCGCTCCGCCCACGCACAAGGACACCAACCACCCGACCCACCCGACCCAGGGCCACCAGTACCGATAGTCGCGCTGCTCGTCGTACTGACAGCGATGGCGCTCCTAGGCGGAGGGTGGGTTGGCCTTATGTGGCTCTTCCACGCTGTTCTCGATTAGGACTGCCGCCAGTTCAGAGCTTCGCTCTCTTCTACTGAGCCGCTACCGGAACAGCCGTGCCGAAGAGAACCTTCCGCCGGCTTGGGCATGGCAATACAGCCCCGTAGCCGACCTCGCCAAGGCTGACACGCGGTCTACGAGCCCTGCGCCCGCGAGCCGGCTAACTGGCGAGAGCGGCATCCAAGTACTGCTGGACCGGTTCGAACAGTCCGTAAGGGACATACTCATGAATCTCGTCGTGCACCACCCAAGCAAGCTCGGCCAGTTCCTCGTCATCCGCGACGTGCGCCGTTCCGCTGACTACCTCGCAGGCCGTGTACGACATCAGCCTTCCCGTTGCCGGGTGAACTCGCTCGCCCAGCAGCTTGACGACGGAGACGTTCAAGCCGGTCTCCTCCTGGGTCTCCCGCACGGCGGCGTCCTCGCGGGCCTCCCCGGGCTCGACTTCGCCGGCCGGAAACTGCCAGGACAGCTGCCCCTCGCTGATCCGGCGCCGCACCATCAGCACTCGGCCCTCGTGGACGATGATGGCCGCTGCGATCCCCGGTCGTTCAACGGCTGTCTGCTGCGTCATGTCTGCCCCTCCAGAGCGACCAACACGGGTGGGAAGATCGTATCGGCGGGGATGAAGCGGGGCACCGCCTTTGTGGGGACCCACATCACGTCGACGTTCTCGACGGCGTCGGAGTTGGTGGCCTGGCCTGCGAGGTACTCACATAGGAAGTACTCGCACAGGACCCCCGTCACCGGGTGGAGCCGTTTTCCCAGACGTTGCCGGACCGCACAATGCACGCCGGTCTCATCCAGCGTTTCTCGTATAGTCGCGGTCTCGGCCCTGGCGCCGGGCTTGATCACGCCGGCAGGGAACTGCCAGGTGAGACCCGTCGCGTCGTCGTCTCGCCGACATACCAGGAGCACCTCGTCATCCCGTATGACCACGGCGATCGCGACGCGCAGGGCTTGCGCGCCCGCTGGGCCCGATGCGGTGGAGCCGTGTTCGCGGGAGACCAGGAGAGCGAACCGCTGTCGAGCTGCCGGTGCGGCGTTCTCGTGCGCGGTGTCGAGGAGCTGTTGCATCTCTTTGCGGGGCACAACGGCAGGGTCGGAGTGCCAGGAAGCTACGGTCCGTACCCCGATGCCGAGCTGGGCCGCGTACTGCTCGTTGGTGAGGCGCAGGGCGGATTGCAGCAGGCAAGCGTATCGGCCGCTCCAAACCTCGATCACGTCCACAGAGCTACCTCCCCCTTCCCTGGCGACGCTCGCAGTGCAGGAACTCGCGTGCTGAAGGTGCATTCCGGCTGCACTGACGGTTCATGGTCGCGCTTCAGGTGCATCGGAAGAATGAGAGCCACCAGGACGAGCTGACCGTCGGGAATCGTTCCGGGCGGCCTACCGCCTGAGCGTAGGAGCGCCAGCCGACCGAAGAGATTCTAGGTGATGCCTCTCAACCGACAGGCCAGTGAGGCAACTTGGCCTGAATCGGCCAGCGATTCCCGCCCCATGCTGCCGTTTTGGAAGTCGCCCTCCCGAGGGATGGTCCGAGTGTCAGGTCGACCAAGCGAGCGCCGGTAACCTCAACGTCAGTCGGCTGATTCGCCGTCAATCTCCTTGCATATAAACCGAAAGGGACTCCATGGCTGAGGATCAGGCACGCACCGTCGAACGCACGCTCGTCCTGCTCAAGCCCGATGCGCTCGTACGCGGCCTGGCGGGAAGGGTCATCACCCGCTTCGAGGAGGCCGCACTGAAGATCGTCGGCACCAAGATGAAGTGGATGGACGAGGAGTTCACCCGGCGCCACTACTTCGACCTGGAAGAGCGGCTGGGGTCCGAGGTCTACCGCGTGACGTCGACGTTCATGCAGCAGGGGCCGGTCATCGCCCTGGTGCTGGAAGGGTTCGACGCGATCGCCACCGTGCGGAAGATCGTCGGTAGCACGTACCCGAACGAGGCACCGGCTGGGACGGTGCGAGGCGATTTCTCGCACTACAGCTCGGCCGCCAGCATCGCCTCGGGCAAGGCTGTCGCCAACCTCGTGCACGCCTCCGGCAACAAGGCGGAGGCGCAGCAAGAGGTCGAGCTGTGGTTCGACAAGGACGAGCTGCACGACTACAAGACCCTCGCGGAGATCTACACCTACTAACGGCCGTTACGGCGTCACCGAGAAGACGCCGATGCGTTGACCACCACCAAGGCACGACCGAACTTCCGAGAGGGCACCATGACCAACCAAACCCGTCTGGCCTCCGCCGAGGAACTGGAGTCGATCTTCCAGCGCGAACTGCCAGCAGACCGGTGGGCCGCAGCCGAGACCGCCTACGCGCTGGCAGTACGCCACCGTGACCTGGGAGACCGGCCCAAGTCCCGTGAGTGGGTCCAGCAGTGCCTGCGGCTCCTGGAAGGCTTCCCCAGCGACACCGAAGAGCAGGTGGCCACCAGCCGCACGTCGGTGGGTGGCGTCCAGCTGCCGACCTTCCTGCACGAGGGTGTAGTCCGCGAACGCTTCGGCGACCTGGACTGACCCAGTGATCCATCCGGCGGGGTGGTGAACCAGGCCGAACAATCGGCCGGGCCGCCCCGCCGCCCCCAGCACCACAACCACACAACTCGCCATCCGAACCGGTTACCCACCCCTGGCGCCGGTCCGGCTGGCCCCGTCATGCCCAAATGAGGAGGCGATCCGCCCATGCCCATCGAGATCGAGATGCGCGCCCGCTTCGACAAGGAAACCCGTGACCAGCTCGTCGAGCGTCTGAAGACGGACGGCGAGGACCTGGGTCCCGACGACAAGCACATCTACTTCTACGTCCTGCCCGACAAGCTGCTGAAGGTCACGGACAACAAGACCGCCGGCACAGCCAAGATCACCCTCAAGGGAAGCAAGATCGGCCAGGGCGCTGCCTTCGAAGAAACCGAGTTCACCATCGACCAGGCCGCGGTGGGCGCTGCGGTCCAGCTGTTCAACGCCCTCGGACACGAGGGGGCGATGCACGAAGCGTTCAACCTCCGGCACAACTTCCGCATCGACGGCGTGGAGATCGCGGTCAAGTGGAGCGAGGCATGGGGTTACCACGCCGAATTCGAGGTCCTGCTGGCCGATGGCGCCTCCGACGCGGCCCGGGCCGAGGCGGAGGCCAAGATCACCGACGTGGCCACCGAGCTGGGCGTCACCTTGATGACCGAGCAGGAGCTGGCCGAGTTCACCGCCGCTTTCGAGGCCGCCGAGAAGGAGCGCAAGGAGCGCGAGCGGCAGGCCGCGCCGATCCGGTAGAAGCACAGCACCGCGGACACCACCGAGGGGGTGGGCACTGATGAACACGACCCCGACGAACGCAAGCCTGATCGTTCTCGCTGCCCGCGGGCAGCTACCGCTCCACCAGTACATGGACCGGGCCACCATCGACTGGATCACCGCAAACCGGCCTGATCTCCAGCCCTGTCCTCAGCCGGCTCTCCGGCCGATCGCGCAGAACCTGCTGCGGCGAGCCGGACTACCGCACGAGTGGCTGGCTGAGCCCCTGCTGTACGACTCGATCCACGGGATTCGACACGGCATGCGTACGGCGGCGTTGGCCGCCATACTCGCCGAGGCGACCGAGTTGGACGACGCCGACACCGCCACGGCCATCGTGGCCGCCGCCGTCCACGACTGCCAGCGCCACCACGACAAGGACGACCGTGGCCACGGCGCTCGCGCGGCAATCTGGCTCGCGGCCAACGCCGACACCGTCTGGGACCGCTTCGGCCTCACAGCAGCTCCCCGCCGCGTCATGCAGGCCGCCACCGCCGTCCGGCTGCACGACGTGCCCTACGGCGCGTTCAGCCCTGACGACCAGGCCGACTACCTACGGAACAAGACCATCTGCGACCTGGTGAAGGCCGCAGACGCTCTGGACCGCTACCGCCTGCCCAAGACCAGATGGTGGCCGTCCACGCAGCACGTCAGAGAGCCCGCTTTCGACGGATTCCGGAGCCTCGCCTTCGACCTCGTGGACATCTCAGAGAACGCCCACCTGGTCGGCGTCGACAGCGCCGCGGCCGTCCTGTACGCCCTCTCCGAGAAGGCGTTGGTGTGACCGTGGACTTCCTCGACGCCTACCACCTCTGGGCCGACGCCCACGCCTTCTTCGACACCAAGCTCATCCCGAGCCCCGCCGACATCAACGCCCCACTGACCCGGCAGTCGATTACCTGGGACGAACGACTGGCCGCCACACCGAACGGGCACCTGCTGAGGCACAACGCCCTCTTCGACGCCCTCAACGGCAGCAGCACCCTGCACCTCCTCCACGTCACCCACGCCCTGGAGCAGATCAACGAGCAAGGAGTCCTCTACCCGTCCGGAGGCTGCCTCGTCGGCAGCATCTACTGCGCGCCGCTCACAGCCACGGACCGCGGCCTGCGGATGCACAACCTGGCCGAGTACGTCCTCACCAAGGAGGCGCCGGCCTTCCTGTCCAAGCTCGGCGTCACCGACCGCGTACCCACCCCACTGATCTTCGAGATCAGCACCCCGCCGCAGGCGTACCAAGGGCTGGCAGGAGTGGACTACCTGCGACTGGGCCTCATTCACCTGCGGATCTACTGCCACCTCGAATACCTGCTGAGCAAGAGCGAGCGGCACCGATTACGCGAGACCGTCGTGGCCAGGGTGAAGAACTCCGCCGCCTTCCTCGCCACTGCTGCGGCCGTGGCCTACCGGGGTACGCGCATTGCCGCCAGGCCCTTCCTCGGCCTGCTCGACGAGACCATCCCCCGCTTGCCGATCCTCGGCTACCTGTACTTCGAGGCGCTGGCGGAGTACCTGATGCTCCACTCGACCTCGCAGCACACGCGACGCCTGGCCGACGTCGGAGAGCTGAACAACTGGCTGTACAAGGAGATGCTCTTCGCCTCCTACCCGAACATGGCGGGCAAGTTTGACCTCGCGAGGTTCCGCGCCAAGCCCAGCCAACTGGCCGACCTCATCCACCAGGTCGACCCGACCATCGAGATCAATCACGCGGCCGACTACCTGGTCGAACGCATCAGCCACCTCGTCGCGGCCCGGCTCTTCACCCCCGGAGAAATCCCCGAAGCCTGGCGTCACACCCGCTGGGAATTCGACGCCCTCTCCACCCAGCTCGGCCCCCTGCTGGGGCACCTCATCCACCGGGAACTGCGCACCTTCGGCCGGTACCCCGACTTCTACTTCTACTTCGACCAGTACAAGGCTCTGCAAGCCTGGAACTACTGGAACCACATGGACATCGTCGCTCCCTTCAACGGCACGATGCCCAAGGGCGAGGTCGGGATCAACCCCGCCTACCCCAACCTCGACTACCGCGTCTGGCGTGCGGAACAGGACGACGAAGGCCACCTCCACCCGGCCGACCAGCTCTCCCTGACCATCGCGCCGCGACTGGTAGACATCAAGTACACCCTCATGCGCAACAACCAGTGGTCCCAGCCGGCACCCAGCGCCGAGTAACCACCGCTTTCCCCTGTACGAGCTGCCCCGCAGTCACTCCCAAGGAACCCGCTATGAGTCACTTCGGCATGCCCTCCTTCGACTACCTCGGCGAACAGATCCAGACCGTACTGAGCGAACCGTCGACCCCCCACGGTTTGGCCCGAGCACTCCGCCATGTAGCGAAGGAAATCGAACTCCACCGCTACCACCACGCCACCGAGCGCGCCTGGCCTGACGGCCGCATCGACCAGAAGCCCACCAAGATCCAGATCGGCGGCGGAACCCACCGCGTCGACGGCTTCTTCAACATCGACGCCGTCCCGCCGGCCGACCTCCTCTGGGACGTCCGCGAAGGCATCCCCCTGCACGACGAGACCGTTCAGCTGATCTTCTCCGAGCACTTCCTGGAGCACATCGACTACCCCCGTTCCGTCAAGAACTACGTGCGTGAGGCCCACCGCGTCCTCAGGCCGGGCGGCCAGATCATCACCGGCGTCCCAGACGCCACCTTCGCCCTCAGCCAGTACCCCGGACCGCTGGATCCCGGCGACGAGATGGTCGAACGCTGGTACGCCAAGCGGAGCTGTCGCCCCGACATCAACACCCGGCTCGACCTCGTCAACCTCGTCTTCCGCGACCAGGACGACGACCCCAAGTACACCCCGCACCTGTGGGCCTACGACTACGAGAAGCTCGTCCAACTCTTCACCGAGGCGGGCTTCGCCACCGTAGAGCCGTGGACCTTTGACCCCAAGATCGCCAACGGGAAACGTCGTTGGGGGAGCGTGTATGTCGTCGCCAGCAAGTAGCTGTCCGACACCAGCCATAGCGTCGGACCCATGAACGACAACCACGACGAGAAGGTGCACCGCGTCCAGATCAAAGCCCGCGGAGCTAAGGCGGCAATCGAAATCGACGGGCAGCTCCTGGACTCCGGGGCCCTCAGCGGCTACACCGTCAGCCACCGCGAGGGCGAACCGCCGCAGGTAGTCCTCCTCTCCAGGGACGACGTGCAAGCCGACTTCAATGGCCTGGCCCGCGTCGCGGTTGCTGACCTGCCTGATCCCGGTCCGGCGGCCGAAGAGTTCCTGGCATCGATCGACGCCGAGGCGCTGGAGCGCACCGCGTTGGCCCGGCTCGACGTCGGCACCGGCCCGAACTCCCTGACGCAGGCGATGCTCATCCAGCTCAGGGAGTGGGCCCGTGGCGATTGACGTGGAGGGAGCACGGCGTGTGGTGTGCCGCCTCATGGACGACAAAGTGGAGGTCTGGCGCGACAGCGGTGGCCGCGCAGACGACGTGCTCGACGAATCGACCGGCGAACTGGTGCCCCCCGCGCCGGACGAGGAGCTCGTCTGGGACGGGCTCGGCGCGGTCTTGCCGCTGGGCCTCCCAGCGATCACCAAGCCGTTGGATGGCGCGTTCGCGCAGGAACCGCCGTCCACCGACTACCAAGCCTTGCTGCCCGTTCAGGCCCCCGAACTGCGGCCGGACCACGTGCTCCGCGTTGCCGGCTCCGTTCGGCCGGGCGGCCCGCGTGACCCTCAGCTCGTGGGCCGCCGATTCAGGGTGTCGGACAAGATCGTCGGTACCTACACCGTGGTGCGGATCACCAGGGTGCAGGTGATCGACTGATGGCGGCCGCGAACTCGCATCCGAACGCCCACCCCGACGCCGTCGCATTCCGTGACCCGATCGCCCTGGCAGCCGCATTGGCCCGCATGGGCCCGGCCGCCCGCGCTCGGACTCGCACGATCACCCGACACCACGCGATGCTCCTGCGCGTCCGCATTCAGCGCCATGCCTCGGGAAGGCCGGGGCCGAACGTGATCACGGGCCAGTACCGTGCCTCCTGGGAGGTACGGGTGAGCACAGGCAGTGGGGAGGTGACGGCCGAAGTCGCCACGGACGCCCCGCAAGCCCGCCGGTTGGAGTACGGCTTCGTCGGCGTCGATTCCCTCGGCCGCCACTACCGCCAGCCGCCGTTCCCTCATGTCGAACCCGCCTTCAGGCAGACGGAGCCCGGCTTCCTCCAAGCACTGGAGGACGGTGTGCTGCCATGACAGCCCCACGACTGCCCGTCACCCGGGCCCTGGCAGTGCTCATCGAGAAGAGCACGCGCCGACCGTGCGGACTCGGTGAACTCCCGCGCCTACAAAACGAGTCAGGCGAGTGGGAAGCGGCACCGACGCCGTACACCATCCTCGACTCCCTGCCTGGCCACTTCGGGGGACCGCCGCTGTCGGACTGGCATGCCGACGCGGCCTGGACGTATCAGGTGACCTCTGTCGGTGACCGCGACGACCAGGTGCAGTGGCTCGCTGACCGCGTACGCGTCGGCATCGTCGGCCGCACCGGCGAAGGCACCGGATGGGCTCACGACCTCGTCGTCCCACAAGGACGCGTGATCGACCGCGAGTTGAGCTACGACGCCGCAGGAGAATCTTCCACGTCAGCGGCAGGCGCTATCGTGTCCTACGTGCAGAGGGTCACGATCACCGTGACCCCAGCCTGAAGCACCGTTCGACCCTCACCGCGGAGGCCCACGCGGACGCTAGGCCCCAGGCCAGGCGAACCCCCTTTGAACTCGGGGGCAGGGCCTCTGCACGGGACGCTGCCCCAGAAGCGGGAGCGCAACCTGTGTCCCTGAAGTCCACCACCTCCGCCCAGACCCGATTCCTGCGACGCGGCATCTCCAAGATCCTCTGGCTTAAGCAGGTCAACGACCCGAAGTGGCCGACCCGCACCGAGATCAACGAGCCAAACGCGTTCGACCTCACGCGGTCCGTCTCCGACATCGAGGGCTGGGCCCTGGAGAACGACCCCATCGAGACGCCCGACATGGGGTCGACCTTCAACTCCTCGATCCCGGGCAACGACAAGGCGGACAAGAGTTCGCTGACCTTCTACGAGGACCGGCACTCCGACGCCATCGAGCAGCACCTGAGCAAGGGCGCCAAGGGCTGGATCGTCCTGCTCCGCAAGGGCGACATCCCCGGCTCGCGCTCGATCGACGTCTTCCCGGTCCAGGTCGCGACCCGCGCCGCGACCTACTCGACCGGCAACGAGGCGGCGAAGTTCAAGGTCGACTTCACCGTTGTCGACGAGCCCTCGCTGGACGCCGTGGTGCCCGAGGCGTTCCACACGCTCCCGAAGCCGGGCGAGGAGTGCGACGACGAGCCCGGCCACGGCCACCGCCGTGACCACGATGTCGATGTCACGGTCGTGCGCACTACCGCCACCGCCGCCACCGTTCACGAGCACGACGAGGACTGACGGTGACGCGCCCGGCAACTGCCAAGAACCCGTCCCCTCCGGCCGTGACATCGGCGGAGGGGGCGTGGTCGGCGAAGATGGCACGTCTCCGCAGTCGGGCACGGCCCCAAAAGCAGCTGCGTGTCTGTGATGACGACCAGATACGGCAGAGGTTCGAGGTCGCCGAGCAGACAGCACATCGCGCACGGCTGCTGGCCGAGGCGTCGCCGGACGACGAGGCCGCGGCGCAGCGTGCCGCTGACGCCGAGGCCGCTGCCGATGTGGCCCGTGCCGCGCTGGATGACGCTTCCGACGTCCTCACCTTCCGTGCTCTGGCCCGCCCCGTGCTGGAGGAGCTGATCACGGAGCATCCACCCACCGAGTCCCAGGGAGCAGAAGGGGCGATCTTCAACCCCGACACCTTCCCGGCCGCGCTGGTAGCCGCAGCATCCTTCGACGGCATGAGCGAGACGGAAGCAGCGGAACTGCTGTCCACGTGGTCGGCACCGGACGCCAACTTGCTGTGGGAGGCGGCCTGGCAGGTCCAGCAGGAGAGCCGGGTCGATCTGGGAAAAGGCTGAGCCGCGACCCTGTCCTACGGGCGGAGCTGGGACTGTGTGAGCGGTACCGCATCCCGCATTCCCAGCTCCTCGGCGCAGACGGCCGGTGGACGCCGCTGGACCGCGCCAAAGCACTGGCCTGGGCCGAATGGCAGCGCACGACGTGCCCGGAGTGCCACACCCGACTTGAGGAGTGGGACCACGACCGGCACGCCTACGTCACCGACACCCTGCGCTGCCCCGGCTGCGAGCTGATCGAGCAGGAGCGCGACCACGTCCCCACCGACCGCTCCGGATACGGCGTGAAGATCCAGCTCATGCCCCGCCAAGCACCGCAACCGTCAGTGAACACACGCAGCACGTAAGGAGGTCCACGCCGGTGGCCGGGTTCACCCTGACCGTGGCGATGCGCGCCGAGGTCCGCGACCTGATCGCGGGGACACGCGCCGCCTCCACCCAGATGCGAACCCTGGCCGACCGTACGGAGGTCGCCAACCGAACGCTGGCCCGCCTCGACGCGAACGGCGCCCGCCTCGCTGGCCAGTTCGCGGCGCTGAACCGCTCCACCCGCGCGGCCGCGACTGAACTGTCGCGGATCACCGCCCGCGCCGGCGCCGCACGAGCCAGTCTGCGCGCGGCCGGAGACGACGGCGCCCGCTCCATGACCCGACTCCAGCGCGCCGCGGCCGGCGCGGGCAGACAAGGAGCCTCGGCCACCGCCCTGCTGGCCGGCGGCGGACTCCTCCTCGGCGCGGGCGAAATGGTCCAAGAGGGCAACCGCTACCAGCGGGAGATGAACCAGTTCCGGGCGGTCACGAACGCCACCGCCGGACAGATGAAGCGCGCCGCCGAGACGGCTCAACTGCTCGGCAACGACCTCGCCCTTCCGGGCTCGAACGCGGCCGACGCGGCCGAGGCCATGGTGGAGCTGAGCAAGGCCGGCTTTCGAGCCGACCAGTCCATCGACGCAGTACGGGCATCGCTCCAGCTCTCCTCGGCCGCCGACGTCGACGCCGCCACGTCCGCGAAGTATCTGGGCGACGTCATGGACCAGTACGGCCTTGGCGCCGACCAGGCGGCACGCGCGTCAGACACCCTGGCTGCCACGGCGAACAGCGCGTCGGGCTCGATCACCGACATCTACTACGCCATGCGCTACGCGGGCCCGGTCGCCCATGGCCTGGGCATCTCCCTCCAGGACACCGCAGCCGCCGTCGGCATGCTGGGGAAGAGCGGCATCCTCGGCCAGACAGCAGGAACGACCCTCAGGGGGATGTTCGCCAACCTGGCCGCACCCACCCCGCAGATGCAGGGCGCCCTGGCGAACCTCGGCATCGATGCCTGGGACGACAAGGGCCAGTTCAAGGGGATCCGCACGGTCATCGACGGACTGTCGAAGGCCGAGCACGACATGTCCCAAAAGGACTTCGCCGCCAATGTCACGCGAGCCTTCGGCAAGCCGGCCCTGTCCGGCGCGGTGGCCCTCGCCCACCAGGGCGTCGAAAGCTTCGACGCCCTCTCGGTCGCGGTACGCCAGACCGGCGCAGCCGCATCCCTGACCGCCTCCCGCGGGCAGGGCCTGACCGGCGCGATGACGCAGCTGCGCACCCAGGCAAAGCAGACCGGGCTGGCGCTGTACAACGGGATGGCGCCGGGCCTGGAGTACATCACCCGGCTGCTGACCCGAGGGCTGGCCGGAGCGACACCGTACCTGTCGACAGCGTTGGAGTACGGACGCAACCTGGCCGTGCTGTACGGACCGGAGCTGAAGGCCAAGGCCGGGTCGGGCCTCGGAGGACTGATCGAACAGGCGGAACGTCTGCTGGGGCCGCTGAAGGCACTGGGGGAGCACACCCTCGCCACGGGCCTTGGCCTGCTGGTGAACGCCGCCCGTGCGCTCGGGGTCGTACTGGGCAACGTCGCCGACGGCGCGGAACCGGTCCTGGCCGAACTCGCGAACCTGGGCAAGGACGGCGGCGCTGCGGCAGGCACGCTCGACATCATCGCGAGCCTCGCGAACCTCGCTCTGCACGCCATCTCCGGCCTGTCCTCCGGCCTCGTGCCCGTCGGCCACATCGTGGCCGGGCTGGTGAGGGCCTTCGGCGCCCTGCCCGCACCGATCCAGTCAGCAGCCCTGGCGATGCTGCTGTTCCGCCGCTACCAGCCCGGGCTTGTGAGCATGGCCAGCACGGTCGCGGGCCCTGTGCGGGGCGCATGGCGCGGCTTCAACCAGGAGATGGCGTTGCAGCGGAACTTGGCTTCAAGTGCCGGTGTTTCGCTGACCCGGTACGGCGCTGCGTGGGCGGCCGTGCAGTCCCGCGTCGGCGTCGTCGGCAACATGGCCGCCGCCTTCCGCAGCGCCGACGGGGCAGGCGTTCGCCTCTCCGGCACCCTGAACGGCATCGGTCGCGCCGCCGGCTCCGGTCTACGCTCGGCGCTGTCCGGAGCCGTCAACGTGCTCGGCGGCCCCTTCGGAGTGGCGATGGCCGGCGTATCCGTCGGACTGGGCCTCCTGGCTGCTCGGCAGCAGCGGGCCGCGCAGGCTGCCGCCGAACATCAGCAGCGGATCTCCTCGCTGACCTCGGCCCTGCGGGAGTCCGGAGGCCAGATCACCGCCGACGTCCGGGGCCAGGCCGCGCAGACCCTGCTGGACACCAAGGTCAGTCAGGGCCAACTCACCCAGGTGTTGGAACAGGCCGGCGTCCCCCTCTCGACGCTGACGGACGCCTACCTCGGCCAGGGAACCTCCCTGGACGCGTTGCAAAAGCGCCTCACGGCCACCGCGAACGCGCACCGCGAGTACAAGGACCTCGTGGGCGGCAAGGCCACCGTCCTGGACTACTCCGACGTCGGGCAGCGGTACAAGAACGCGGCGGACGCCCTGGGGAGCGTCAAGGGCGAGATGGCCGCATCCGTCAAGCAGGCTCGGGAGCTGGCCCAGGTCACGAAAGGCACCGGCGACGGGACCTCCGCCTACGACCGGCTCAAGGCCGCGGTCGGCGGCCTCGCCGACGAGACCGCCGACGCCGACACCCGCACCCGTTCCCTCAAGAGCGCCCTGGACCTCCTCTCCGGAGGGCAGATCTCCCTTCAGGCAGCCAAGGCCAAGGTCAACACCGCCGCCCTCGACCTCAAGGAGGGCGGCGAGAACGTCAACCGCGCCCAGGGCTACGGGAGCAAGCAGCTCGTCAACCCCGACAAGACCCTCAACACCACCACCCGCAACGGGCAGCAGCTCTACTCCCAGCTCACCGCCCTATCCGACGCGGCTGCCGACGCCTCCGTAGCCACCTACGACCTTGCCCAGCGCAACGGCGAGGCATTGCCGGCGGCCCTGGCGAAGGCCACAGGGGAGATGAGCCGGGCCCGAGCGGAAGCGGTCAAGGCGGCCCAGAGCTACGGGCTGACCCGCACCCAGGCCGAGGGCGTCGCCGACAGCCTGGGACTGCTGCCGTCGAAGGTTTCCCTGCTGCTCCAGACCAAGGGAATGGACAGCACCCTGGCCAACCTCATCGCCGTGCAGGCCGAGTTCCACCGCCTACCCAAGCAGCGGACCATCAAGGTCGACAGTCTCAGCGACGGAGCACAGCAGAAGCTGCGCCAACTCGGCTTCACCGTGCGCACCGTGCCCGGAACCCGCCAGATCACGATCACGGCGCCCACGGCCGCCGCACGGCAGAGCCTCGACGGGCTCATCAACAAGCTCGGGCGGACACCGAACAGCAAGAACGTCCGGGTGTCCGCGCCAGCAGCCGCAGCCCTCGCCAGCCTGCAAGCAGTCCAGACGAAGATCCGAGCGACGCCCGGCACAAAGTCCGTCATCGTGCGCGCACCAACGGCCACGGCCCGCAAGGAGTTGGAGGCGCTGGGCTTCCGGATCCAGAAGGTCCCCGGCTCCAAAACCGTCCGAGTCATCCTGCCCACGGGAGGACCGATCGCGGCGGCCAACGCGATCCAGAACCGGATCAACGCCCTGCGCGGCAAGCAGGTGACGGTCACGCTCTACCGCCAGGTGAAGGGCCCATCGTGGGACAGGGACCTCAACGGCGTCCCAGACATGATCCAAGCCCCCAAGGCGGTGGGCCAGGCAAACGGGGCCGTTCTGAGCTACTTCGCCGACGGGGGAGTGATCGCACCACCCCGCCGAGAGCACCACGTCGCCCAGATCGCACCGGCCGGGAGCTACCGCATATGGGCGGAGCAGGAGACCGGCGGGGAGGCATACGTGCCTATGGCCAACGCCAAGCGCGAGCGCAGCAAGGCGATTGTGGAGACCGTGGTCGACCGGTTCGGCGGACAGGTCGAGTGGTACGCCAACGGTGGCCTCCGAGACGCCCGCACCCGCGACTACACCCCAGTGCTCGCCGGCTCGTTCAAGCAGGCCCGCAGCGTCGCGGCGGTGGCGGGCGTCGTCCGCTCCTTCGACCTGAACACCGGCAGCGACCGCGCCCGCACCCGCGTGGTCGACGCCCGCGCCGGCGGCCGGGTCCAAGTCGTCGTCGTGCGCGAGCAGCAGCCGCTGATCGGCTCCATGCCGGTCACCGTCTCCGACAGCTCCGCCACCCCCGAGCAGATCGGCACCGAGATGATGCGCACCCTGCGCAATGCGCAGAGGGGCGGGAGAGTGTGATGACCACAGCACCGAACAACAACCCCGACCTCGCCCCGTGGCAGTACGAGATCGGCGGCGTCGTCCTCGGCACCGGCAGCTTCGTCCCGGTCGGGAATGTCGAAGGACTCGGCTCCCCGGCCACCCGCTCGCAGGACGCCGACAACGACAACCGCGACGGCACCGCACCCGGCGGCGACTTCTACGGCCCGCGCCCCCTGCGCTTCGAGGCGGGCATCAAGACCCCCGGAGACCCGGAGAAGGCGGCCGAGATTCTCGCCCGGCTGGAGCGAGCCCTGGACGACCCCGCCGCCAGGACCAGTCCGGACGGCCGCCATGTCTTGCGTGGCCGGTGGCCCGGCCACACAACGCGCCGTATGTACGGGCGACTTCGCCGCATGGAGGCCACCAGCACCGCCACCGCCGTGCACGGGTGGATACCCCTGGACATCGAGTTCGTCGGCCTGGACAACCCGCGCTGGTACGACGACGAGCTGTCGAAGCTGACGCTCCCTCTCGACCAGGCCGCCCGCGCGAAGGGCGCCGACCGCACCGTGAACGAGGCGATGAGCCGCCCCGCTACCTGCCGCCCTCCCGCCGACCCGGAGCACCGCCCGGCCGACGACCGGCCCGGCTGGGTCACCAACCACGGGGACGCGCCGACGTACCCGAGCCTGCGCGTCCACGGACCCGTCACCCGGCCCCGGATCTGGAACACCGTCACCCGCCGCGTGCTCGAACTCGACCTGTCGCTGCGCGAAGGCGAGTGGGCGGAGCTGGAGACCCGGCCCAACACCTGCTGGGCGCTGCGCAACGGCACCATCAACGTGGCCAACAGCCTGAGCCCTGCGAGCCGCCTCGATCTGTTCACCCTGCCCTCGGGCCGCTCTGAGATCGCGTGGACCGCGACCGACCCATCCGGCACCGCGCGCCTCGAGGTCGCGTGGCGGTCCGCGTACACCACCCTGTGAACGGAGAGCACTCGTGACGCTGCAACCCCCCATGATGGTGCGCGGGGCCGACCACTCCGCCCGCGCGATGCGCCTGATGATCCGCGACCTTGCCCGCGGCCGTCAGGGCGTCGCCGAGAGCGAGGACCTGAAGGTCCGGCCACTGGAGGCGCCCGGCCCCGGCGTCCGCGTCGGTGACGGCTCCGCGCTCATCCACGGCGCCCGCCCGTGGCAGGGGGCCTACACCCAGAGCAACATCGGTGACACCGTCGTGAACATCGAACCGACGGGTCCGTTCGCGCGCACCGACCTGATCGTCCTGCGGATCGAGGACCCCGAGTGGGAAGGGGACCGCGACCCACGCACCCAGGAGATCGGCTACTTCCACGTCGCCCGAGGTGTGGCCGCCGACGCCTCCGCCCTGCCCGAGGGGATGACCGGTCTTGCCCTGGCCCGGGTCGCCCTGCCGCGCAACACCGCGTCGATCACCGCCGAGATGATCACCGACCTGCGGCAGATCGCGACCCCGCGCACCGAACGCATCCTGCGCACCGTCCACCCGACGAAGGCCGAAGAGGTGCCCGGCAAGCACGGCCAGTGGGCGGCCTGGCCGCAGGAAGCCGCCTGGGACCTCGACGTTCCCCCCTGGGCGACGACGGCCACCGTCGTCGTCACGCTCTCCGGGCTCCGCGCGGAGGCGGGGTCGGTGTACGCCGAACTGCGCACCCGCCTCGGCGAACGGGCCGCGAACCCGACCGTCGTGGACGACGACGGGACCACCACCCGCCGCTCCGCCGCGACCCTGGCCGACACGCTCGCCGTGCCCCCCGACTACCGGGGCACTCGCCAACACCTGGCGGTCGAGATCAACCAGAACGACAAGTACGGGGACGGCAAGCTGACCGTGGCGAAAGGCACGACGGTCACGCTCGACGTCGCCTTCACGGAAGGACCCGCGTGATGGCCGACTACCGCTACATCGCCGCGCGGGCCTCGACCGGCGACGTCCTGCACTGGAACCTCCCACTGAGCGAGGTCGAGTACGGCCCCGAGCTATCAGGGCCCGGCTCACTGAAGGGGACCCTGCCGACCGCACTCCGCCGAACACTGAGCGCCACGCTCGACGCAGGCGACACGGTGCTGCTGGTCGAACGAAACGCCCGCCTCGCCTGGGGCGGGGTGCTGTGGCGCACCGAGCCGGAAGGCAACACACTGCCCGTCGAGGCCGCCGGCTTCACGAGCTACCTCCACCGCCGCTACGACCTCCACGGCAACCTTGACGGCCGTGGACCGTACATCGACGCGGACCCGTGCGACGTGATCCGAGATGTCTGGGCCTACGCGCAGGCCCAACCTGACGGAGACCTCGGCGTGACCGTGGACGACACGAGCTCGCAGGCGAAGACCGGCACGGCCAGGAATCCGTACACCACCTCCAAGACCGACCCGCGCAACCTCGGTGACATCGTGGATGAGATGGCCAAGGTCGACAACGGCCCGGAATGGTCGGAGACCGTGGCCTGGCGCGGGCGCCGCGCTGAGCGGCGCATCATCCTCGGGGCGCCGCGGCTCGGGCGACGCCGAGACGACCTGACGGTCAGTACCGGCGCGAACGTCGTCGGCACTCCGCACGTCATCGAGGACGCCGACTCCTACGCCCAGTGGGTCATCGGGCTCGGGGCGGGCGAGGGCAAGAAGCGGGCGGTCATCGTCGATGGCGCACGCAACGGACGATTGCGACTGGAGCACGTGCTGGAGACGAACGAGAAGGACGCGGCCAAGCTCCAGCAGCGGGCCTATCGTGAGCGCCTTGCCCGCCAGGTACTGCCCTCAGTAACCGAACTCGACATCGTCGACCACCCGGCGGCCCCGATCGAGGCCCTGCACATCGGGGACGACGTACGGATTCGCCTGTTCGAGCCGCACACCGAGTTCGACGGCTGGTGCCGGATCGTCGGCTGGACGGTGAAGCCCGGTGGCGGTGAGACGGCCGAGCGCGTGACGCTGAAGCTGGAGCGCACCAACAAGCCTGAGGACAACGAAGGACAGGAGCAGTAGTGCCCGACACGATCGCTACCCTCGGCCGCCGCATGGCCCGCCTGGAGCAGCGGGTCGCCGCCTTGGAACGCGCTCGCCGAACCCCGTACCCGGAGTGGCGCGACCTCCCACTGACCGGTGACACCACGGTGCCGAATGAGCAGCAGCCCCCGCAGTTCCGTGCCAACCCGTGGGACACCACCGAGTTCAGCGGCCGCATCGGGCTGGTGAACGGCCGGGCCGCCGACAAGCAGCTGATCGCGTTCCTGCCAGACGGGTTCTGGCCCGGAGCAGCGCGCACGGTCGAGGTTGCCTCCGACGCAGCGCGCACGCTCCAGCTCGACATCGACCCGAAGGGCCGTGTGCAGATACGCGTACCGGGCGGCGGCAGCACCCGCGCGACCTGGATCAGCCTCGACAGCACATCGATCCGAAGCGACCACGACGGAGCCTGACCTGCTGCGCACCGGCCACAGGTCGGCACCGCCGGTAGCATGACACCTGGGTGACCCTCCACCCGCTTCGCACCCCGAGGGACCGGACCGCTGCGGCGGTCACGGCCAATTGCCATCCGGTGCTGGGGAGAAGGACGAAGCGCGTGGCTACACCGCTGAGCGCGGACAAGTTCCTGTCCGTTCTGAAAAACGCAGGGCTCGGAGTCGTCGAGCACGGGAAGTGGCGCACCCACAACCGCAACCAGCACGGCAACTGGGGCCCAGCCAACGGGGTCATGATCCACCACACCGGGCCCTACTCGTCCGAGACGGACATGGTCGAGTTGTGCCGCGCCGGCTACCAGGACCTTCCCGGCCCACTCTGCCACGGCGTCATCGATCGGTCCGGAACCGTGCACCTCGTCGGCTACGGCCGCACCAACCATGCTGGCCAGGGCGACACTGACGTGCTCCTCGCCGTCATCGCCGAGAAGCACGACCTCCCACGCGCCAACGAGGAAGACACCGACGGCAATCGTCACTTCTACGGCTTCGAGTGCATCAACAGCGGCACCCAACCATGGCCCGCTGCACAGCTCGATGCGATGGCCCGTACCGCGGCCGCCATCTGCCGTGCCCACGGGTGGAACGAGCACAGCGTCATCGGCCACAAGGAGTGGAAGCCGAGTAAGCCAGACCCCACCGGCATCGACATGGACCAGTTCCGCGCCCGCGTCGCCGGCCACCTCAAGGACGGCAACGCGAAGCCGAAGCAGGCACCCAAGCCGAAGCCGAAGCCGGCGCCCAACCCGAAGCCACCGCCCAAGGCGGCGTACGCGGCGTACCCCGGCACAGCCTTCTTCAGCAACGGACGCTCATCACCGGTGATCGAAAACATGGCTCGACGGCTGATCGCCGAGGGCTGCGACTCCTACGACACGCCACCAGGCCAGGTCTGGGACGACGCACACAGGCGCTCATACGCCGCGTACCAGATCAAGTGCGGGCGGCACGGCGCAGCCGCCGACGGGATCCCGGACGCCAAGACGTGGGCAGCCCTCCGCGTACCGCGGCCCGGCGGTGCCACCGACCAGACACCAGCCAAGCCGGACAAGGAGCACGACACCATGCCGCAGGCCCTCGCCGACGTTGCCGAGCGCACCCTCGCCACCTACGTTCAGTCGCTCGTCGGATTGATGGCGGCGTCCAGCACCACCGACATGCTGTCGCTGTCCGCGTGGCAGGCCGCCGCGGTTTCCGCGATCCCCGCATCCCTGGCGGCGCTGAAGAGCACCATCGGCACTGTGTTGGGACGTGCGGGCACCGCGTCCTGGCTACCGCGCAACCATGACCCGGCGACCACCAAGTACTGAACCCGCAGCCATCGCAGAGGAGGCTTCGTGCCGGAGGCGGAACTCGCTCTCGCCCTCGCCGAGCTGCGCAGCGCGCTCGAAGTTGGGCTGGCCAAGATCGACGGACAGCTGGCTGTTCTCGTGCAGCGCAGCGATCAGACGGAGCGGTCGCTCGACGACCTGGAGCAGCGCGTCTCGGCGCTGGAGCGAGCGCGGTGGCCCGTACCTGCGCTCACCGTGATCGTCAGTGTCATCGGCGCCGCAGTTGGGGTGTACGGAGTGCTCCACCGCTGAAGAGCGAAGGCCCCGCCATGGCGGGGCCTTCATGGCCTCTTGGAGTAGACCGCAGCCCACGATAGCAGCGGCTTCGAATCCGGCGCTGCGGCTACCCTTCGTGGGCACGCGTGCACCGGGACACGGAGGACAGGGCAATGCAGCGCAGACCTCATCTGGTCGGACCGCAGGAGTTCGCGGCCTTGTACGACGTCGGGCCAGGCGTGGTGAGTCAGTGGTTGGTCCGGGGGGTTCTGGACCCGGCCACGGCGATCGTGATCTCGGGCGGGCGCTTCTGGCCACTCGGCTTCGCCGCCCGGTTTGGCTCGATCAGCTCCGGCCGCTGGGAGCTCCGCTCCGAAGTGCTCGCCGACTTGATCGAGGAACAGGGGGAAGGATGGTCGCCGGACCTCGGTGAGCAACTGCCGGCCATCGTCGGCCAGAAAGAGATCATCGAGCTGTTTCACCTGCCATCCCAAGGCAACCTGGCGACCACGATAGCGACCGGAAGGTTCCCGGCTGCTGACTGGAGGCTGTCCGGGTCGCGCCTGTGGCTGTTGGACACCGTGCTCGACGCAGCGCCGGAGCTCCAGGCGAGTTCACGCAAGCTGCCGTGGGTCGCGGACGAAGAGGTCGCGGCCGCGCTGCGGGAGGGGCGCTACGACGGCCCCGGGAGCACGGCGGCGTCACGCGGGCCGTACGCGCGAAAGGCCCTCTGACCTGCGAAAATACATGTACACGCGTCACTTTTTGGAATAAGATATAAGCATCCCCACAAAGGGGATCTTCTCTATTCCATCTGGAGGGATTCGTGCGGCACATCGTCACGGGCAAGGGGGAGCTGGTCGTCATCATGAAGGCCGGCGAGATCGTCATCGCGGGGGCCGCGCTGATGGCCTACGTGGCCGACCATCCGGACTCGAACCTCGCGATCCGCATGGGTGAGGACCTCGACCGGATCGTGATGGACCTCGACGAGCACGCCCAGCGAGAGGTAACTCCCCAGGGCTAACAGGTTGATTGCTCGCCTGCCCACCCTTCAAGATAGGGTGCAATATTGAAACACCATGCATCCAGGGGGTGGGTATGGCGAGCTTTCAAGACGAGATCCCGGGCCTCGTGATCCGCACCGTGCGGCAGCCGGAGGAAGAAGGTCTCACCATCCAGGAGGCGTTCGAGCGGTTCCACGAACTCAACCCCTGGGTGCTGACGGCTCTGGAGAAGCTGACGGCCAACTACCTGCAACACGCCGGCGGGCGACGCGTGGGCATCGGGATGCTCTTCGAAGTCCTGCGCTGGCGGTACGCCACCGACACCCGCGGCGACGACGAGTTCCGCCTCAACAACAACTACCGCTCCCGCTACGTCCGCCTGATCATCGAGCGGCATCCGGAGTGGGAGCACGCCTTCGAGGTCCGCGCTCTGCGGTCCTCGTGACTGACCCTCTTGGAGACCAGAACATGAACAATCCGTCTGAGGAGCCGAGCGTCGACGGCGCTCCAACCGCGCAGAGGCCGGGTGGTGAGAACGCGTCGCCAGACCAGGCTGTCACCCCCAGCGCGATCATCCTCCGCGCTGAACAGACCGAGTTCGACCACCGCCAGAGGATGGCGCTCGCGTTGATCAGCCCCGAACTCAAGAAGGCATCGCGCCCCGAACTGGCGGTCTTCTTCCACCATTGCGTCCGCTCCGGCCTCGACCCGTTCGCCCGCCAGATCTACATGATCGGCCGGAAGAACAAGGGGAGGGACCGTGAGGAGAACCCGATCACCTGGACCATCCAGACGGGGATCGACGGGTTCCGCACCATCGCCCACCGAGCCGCCGAGCGGACCGGAGAGCGCATTTCGTACGAGGACACCGTCTACTACGCAGCCGACGGCACCACCTCAGATGTCTGGCTGGCCGATGAGCCGCCGGCGGCCGTGAAGGTCACCGTCCTGCGGGGGACCAGCCGTTTCCCCCTCGTCGCACGGTGGGCCGAGTTCGCCCCGGAACACTGGGACAACAAGCAGGGCAAGTACGTCGTGGCAGCCATGTGGAAGCAGATGCCCGCTCACATGCTCCGCAAGTGCGCGGAGGCCGGATCGCTGCGCATGGCCGCACCACAGGACCTGTCCGGCGTCTACGCGGACGAGGAGATGGAGCAGGCCGACGCGGAAGTGGTGGCCGGGGAGGCCAAGGAAGCCTCCAGCCGCCTGCGAGCCGCCGCGGGACTGGACGACGCCCACTCGGAAGCCGAGAGCAACGCCGAGGTCGAGGAGCCCGAGGCGCCCACGCCGAAGAAGAGCCGGCCGAAGCCCGCGACCGAAGCATCGACGCAGAGCGAGGGGTCGAAGCGGCCCCGCAAGCGCACCGCCGGCAAACGAGCGGCGAACAAGGCGGCCGACAGCGGAGCGGGGGGCTGAAGCGATGAATGAGCAGTTGGACCTGGCGCACCTCTGCGCAGCGCGCCTGGACGCCCGCATCGAGTGGGATGAGCAGCCCGAACTCCTGGTCGTGCAGGGAAGGCGTCCGGATGGCCTGCAAATGAGGCGCCTGCCTGTCCCGGACAGCGTGTGGGACTCCGTTTCAGCACCAGACGTTCCGAGGCTCTACGCACAAGCCGTCATCCTCGGCGGAGCGCCCCCCATGCGTGACTTGGCGGCGGTGGCCTTGCGATGTGAGGGGTACGCCCTCAATTCCGACAGTAGTCCTCAGGCTGACGAGGTCATTCGGCGCAGATTGGCCGGCGGCTCCACACCACGCAACGCAGATTTGCCCGACCGTATTGAGCAGCGCATGCTCACCGCCCTCGGAATCGACGGGCGTGTGTACTTCGCGAGCGCAGATCGGCGCAGCGACGGCGGAGCTGATCCGGCGGTCACCGAAGTGCACGCCAGGGACAGGCCGATGACCGGCCGCATTCCTACGGCTCTCGACGCGCTACTGACTGCCTTGCGCGCACACCCGGTTTCAGACCAGATCGGATTCTGACGTTCTCGTTCCTCGGGTGCCGCCGAGCTCGTGCCGGCGGCACCCGACCTCTTGGAGTACCCATGACCATTCAGACTCCCGACAGCCTGTGGCAGGCAGCCCACGCTGTCGACGCACGCCGGCCGCGCTCACGGCAGACCAAGATCGGCGCCAGCGACACCGTGTGCGCACGCCGAGCCGGCTACCTCCTGCACGGCCGCCAGCCGACCGACGGCGGCGACAAACGACGGGCGATCCTCGGTACGTGGCTGCACGCCGGCATCCTGGAAGCGGCGCGTAAGGAATACGGCTGGCTGGTGGAGCGCAGCGTCGAGGACGCCACGATCCGAGGCCACATCGACGCGGTGCAGCTCGACGCCGCCACGGCGTCACGGCTGCCCAAGCGGATGAGGCCGGCGCACCCTGCCGAGGCCACCACCGTCGAGGACGTGAAGACCAAGTCGACGTACCAGTGGGACCGCATCCTCCGGTTCGGAGCGACCGATGCCGAGATACGTCAAGTTCTGCTGTACGCAGACCTTCTGAGTACGGAGGGCTTCGCCGACGTTGAGGGCCAGCGCCGACTCGCCCGTCTCGGGCCGATACCGGTAGGGCGTATTCGGTTCCGTTTCATCAATCGCGATGGCGGCGACGAGTACGTCCAGGAGATGCCGTTCACCACCGAGCGGGCACGCGGGGCACGCTGGTGGGTCTCTCAGGTGCGGGCCGCGCGATCTCCCGAGGACCTGGCGCGCACGTTCCCCGGCCCCGGACTGTCGGCGGTGTGCGACAACTGCCCCTTCAAGACGGCCTGCTGGGGCCCAGCGGTCGCTGGAAGGCGTCCCCAGAGCGTGGCTCTCCACGACGACGCCGAGCGCGAGAAGGCGCTGGACGAGTACGCGAAGGTCTCCCGGCAGATCGCGCCGCTCAAGGAGCGACTCAAGGTCCTGCGGGCCCAGCTCGACGGCTCCGAGGCCGGCGTGTACGGCTCCCATCGCCTCTCCTGGAGCGGCGGCAACCCGATGAAGGTGGACGACGTGACCGCCATGGTCGAGCTCTTCGAGCGGGCCGACGTGCCCGTGCCGAGGACGCCGGACGTGGCCTGGATGAAGGCGAAGCTCAAGGAAGCGGGCATCCCGGTGCCTGTACGGCTCGACCGCGAACGCCGAACCGCCGTGGGCATCAACGTCACCCCCAACCAGTCCTGACCTACGCCGCAGCAGGGGCGCGGCCTTTCTGGCCCCGCCCCCGCTGCGGCACGGCCCGAACCAGAGAGGTACCGGGGTACTGGTGAGCATTCACCTGATGGTTGTCGCGGCCTATCTGCCGAATGAGGTGGTCAATCAGACACAGAAGCTCGTTCTCATGAAGATCGCCGACTCGGCCGACGACCAAACAAGGCTGGCGAAGCCAGGACTTGACCGGATGATGGCTTGGGCTGGTGTCGGGGAGAAGACGGTCATCTCGGTGGTCACGCAGCTGGTGGGCCTCGACCTTGTCGAGCGCAAAGAGATCGGCCAGTCCGGTCGCCGTGCCACGTACAAGATCTTCCCGCACGGCGTGCCCCACATTCCGTCCACTGAGGAGTTGCTGGAGCGTCGCCTCGCCGCACGTCGTGCCCCGAAGAACGCTCGGCTCGCTCGCCACGCTAAGAGCCCACGACGCAAGCCGGCCGCCGCGGCGAGGACGATCGGAGACGTCGTGGCCCGGGTCGAGGCCCGGCAGCCATCGACGGACGCGGCCGACGCAAGGTTGCCCCAAGGGAACCCTGAAGGGGCGGAAGCGAGGGTCGCCCCGGGGGAACCCTCGGGGTTTCCTCCTGGTGACCCCGTGGGTTCCCCCAGCGAAACCCCTTCTCTTCCTCCTCCTTCCTCTCCCCTTCCTTTCCCCCCTCCCCCTGCGACCGGACCGACGGGCGAGAGGCTGGAAGGACATGCTGACGAGCCGGCGAGCGGCTGCCCGAAGCACGCGCGTCCCGCTGGCAACTGCCGAGCCTGCGGAACTAACCCGAGAGCTCTGCGTGAACAGCAGCAGCACAAGACGGAACAGCTGGCACGCGACGCCCAACGGCGCTGGTTGGACGCTTTCTTGAGTGAGCAGGCTCGGCGCGTCGCGGACAGCGACCCCACGGCGGTGGAAGAGGCACGTCGGGAGGCATACGAACAGGCTCGCTCGGGGCGGGAGCGCGGCCCTAACGTCCATGGATGGAGGGGTAGTTAGACAGCTTCACCATTGACGCCCAGGTGTAATGGAATAAGATATAAGTAACAGTTCGAAGTGGGTTCGCACTGGAACCTCACAAGGAGTGCGCATGGAAGTTCAATCGATCGGCAAGTTCGGTGAGTCCGGGTACAGGGTGACGGCTCAGGTCGTCCTCGGGGCGACCGTGCCCCCCGAAGGGATGGGTCGACTGTTTGACTGCCTCTCGTGTGCGGCAAGCGGTGTCGCGGAGGTGGCCAACTTGATCCACCAGAGGGAGGGTGGGGCGTCCATCGTGATGACCGAGTCCGGCGCGGGGCCGGTCGGATGCGTCGCCACCAAGGAGGGGCGGGTCTGGGTGATCTCCGCCCGCCCGTCGCTTCGGCTGGCCCAGGCCGCCTAACCCTGCATAAAAGGTAGGCGCCAATATTGCAGCCTTGCGATCCCTTATCGGGCTGCGGAAAAAACCTCTTGGAGACCTCATGACCCTCGCGGCACTGCCTACGCACGACCGCACAACGGACCCCCTGTGGCTCGGGCTGTTCAACGCCTACAGCGACGTGATCACCCCCCTGCGCTGGTTCGGCTGGACCACCGACGTGGAGGTGGACAAGGATGCGGTCCTCATCCGCGCCGACCTCGGCGACGGCAACGAGCTGATCATCGCCTCGGAGGGCAACCGGCTCCCTGCGAACGCCGCCGACGCGACCGGCTGGCTCGCCGTCAAGCAGAACATCGCGGAGCCCGCCAAGCACACGGTCCTCTACGACTCCACCCCCAACGGACCGCAGCGTCACCACGGCATCCAGCTCCTGCCCCTGTTCGTCCGGCTTGAAGCCCTGGACGCAGCCCGGCGCGCACCGCGCGTCGAAGTGACTGCCAGCCACGTCAGCTTCTTCGGCGCCTGCCACAACACCACTGCCGGCATCTGGGCGGCCGGAGCCGGAGTTGCGCGCTTCATGGACTGGGTCAACCACATTCAAGCCACCGAGGGCTACGCCAAGGTCTGGGAGCGGCCCGAGGGATCGGGCGGATACCCCGAGGCCATCTTCGAGCGTTCCAGCAACGTCGCGGTGCTCCGTGTAAGGCGCGCCAGCGATGGCTGATCGGCATCGCTTCGGCCCGTGCCTTCCAAGGCGCACTGAGCGATGACCGAGCTGGTGCTCGCGAGCCTCAGCCTCTTCGCCCTCGCGGCGTTCGTCGCCCTCGGCATCGAGGACAACCGGTGCCACCGCGCTAAGCGCCGCTGACGAGTCCATACGGCCGCCCGGCCCCGCCGGGCCGGGCGGCCCTACCTCTTGGAGACCGAAGACCGTGCCCCGATCCATCCACCTGCTCTGCGGAGCAGGCGGTGACGCCACCGGCTTGCTGGAAGCCGGATTCGACCCCATCCTCGGCATCAACCACTTCCAGGCCGCCGTCGACACCTTCGAGCTCAACCACCCGACGGCAGCAGCCCGTTGCGCCGACATCCAGAACTACCCCATGCGCTGGCTTCCGAGGGCCCTCGTGCTGTGGGCCAGCATTATCTGCACCGAGATCAGCCCAGCAGGCGGAAGGAAGCGCCCCGACCCGGTCCAAGACGCCCTGTTCGAAGAAGAGGAGCACTGGCGCGAACTGCCCCCAGAGGCGTTCGAAATGACCCGCGTGACTGCTTGGTGCGTGCTGCGCGCCGCCGAGGCGAAGCAGTTCCCATGCGTCGTCGTGGAGAACGTCGTCGAGTTCGTCACCGACTGGTCGCTGTTCCCTGAATGGATCCGCGCCATGAAGAAGCTCGGCTACCGCGTCCAGATCGTCTCTGTGTCCTCCGCGCACATCGGCTCGGAGACCAATGGGTACGCCCCGCAGTGGCGCGACCGCGTGTACCTCGTGTTCACCCTGGCCGGGATCCGCCGCCCCGACCTCGCGCCGCGCCCGCTGGCGTACTGCATCGGGTGCGGGCGGGACGTCAAGGCTCGCCAGTCCTGGCACGACTCGCGGGTGAAGATTGGCAAGTACCGACAGCAGTACGACTACCGGTGTCCGAACAGCCGCTGTGGCCACGCGCTGGTGGAGCCGTATGTCCGGCCTGCTTCCGACGTGATCATGTGGGACGACATCGGCCAGCGAATTGGGGACCGCGCCAAGCCGCTGGCTTCCAAAACGATGCGCCGGATCGCGGCCGGGCTGGAGAAGTTCCCCTACGACCCGTCCGTCGTCACCCTCACCCACGGCAAGGACGGCACCGACCGCGCTTTCGCCCCGAACACGCGGCCTCTGCCGACCCGCACGGCCAAGTTGGGTGAAGCCCTACTGGTGCCGGTCGGCGGCTCCTGGAACGACACCGCCTCGTCGGCCGCCGAACCGATGCGCACCCGCACCACCCGCGAGAGCGAAGCCCTCGTCACCGTAGACCCGTTCATCGTGGAGTACCGAAACAACTGCGCCGCCGCCCCGATCGACGCGCCGCTGAGCACCATCGCAACGGCCCGTCATCACGGCCTGGTGGTGCCCGACCCCGACCTCCAGACCAGGGCGCGCAACACCCTGATCATCCCCTACCGGCAGGCGGCACCGAAGTCCGTGGCCGAGCCGCTGCACACCCTCTCCACTCGCGACTCGGCGGCCGTGTTGCGCAGCGCCGCCTCAGTTGAAGACTGCTACTTCCGGATGCTCCAGCCCCGGGAGCAGCTGAGCGCACAGCGGTTCCCCGAGACGTACCAGGTAGTCGGCTCCAAGGCCGCCCAGACCATGCAGGCCGGCAATGCCGTGAGCGTCAATGTCGCCCGCTGGATCGGCGAACGCCTCATGCCCGTCCTGGCCTAATCCCATGAATCGTGAAGAAGGGAAATCCACCATGCCCCAGTTCGTAGTCGACCGCGTATCTGAACTCGGCCGGCAGTGCAGAGAGCTCTCCGAGCGGAGGGACTACGCCAACAAGGCATACGGCCTTGCGGTCGTTGACCACCTCGCCGCGAAGATTCGGGCGGTCTGCCCGGATGCGACGTACCTGGCCTTCGAGCGCCACCGCGAGCAGCAGTGGTACGTGGTGACCGGCGTGCTCGGTGCCGCCCCCACCCCGCTGAGCCCCAACCCATGGCTGTGGGACGCCGGCGACTCCTCGCTCCGCGGGTTCGGCGAGGACATCGAAACCGACCTTCAAACAGCACTGGAGATCACGCCGTCCCCCGTCTGGCCGATGTCGCGACTCAACACGGCCAGTGAAGCGAACGTGTGGCTCCTGGAACTGCCTCCCGAGGACCGGATCACGCGCATCACCGAGCTGGTGCGTACCGAGCACCCCGAGGCGTTCGGACTGCTCGTGGACGGTGACGCCACAAGGCGCCACGTCCTCGCGGTGGACGAAGGGGGCAGCGTTCGGCTCCTCGTCGGCCGCTCCCAGCTCCGTTGGTCACGAGAGCACGACGCCGCCTTGAACGCTTGGGTGGGGCAGATCTTCGCGCTGCCCCCTCTGGCGGATCGGCACCTGATGCCGATACCCGTGCGCTACCTGCACTACTTCGTCGGGAAGGCCAGCAAGCGCATGCGGCTCCTGCCGTTGAATCCCACCGCATAACCATCCACGAGGGGACGCTCGATGAGCGGCGCTGAGTGGGTCAGAGAGGCGCCTTGCGCCGGAGACGCGCGGTTCACTCCCGACGACGCGGACGAACTCAGCGCCAGGCAGACGCGCAAGCTCCTCGCCCTGTGCCGCCACTGCCCTTTTCGGGCCCGCTGTATATCCCTGGTCCAGCCCAGACGATCAAGGTTCGACGGGGTCTGCGGCGGACGGCTCTGGCGCAACGGCGCGATCGAGAGGAGTTGTCGAGGTGCCCACGAATCCGAACTCACGGAAGGTACAGGCCCTCTCAACCATGGCACTCCCGCCGGGGCCCGGGCTCACAACCGGCGTGGGGAACGCGCCTGCGCCTTGTGCAGGGAGGCCGGACGGCGCGATCAAGCCCGACGTCGCGCGGCAAAGCGCGCCAGCGAAACGTAAGACTCGGCACATCACTTGGAGAATCATGTTCACCATCAAGGCGGACCAACTGGCCGCCACGCTCGACAAGGTCACGCCCCACCGGCCTGGCCGCAGCGTCATCTGCGGGGACGAGATCCTGCTCGAAGCGTCCCCCTCCTGGCTCCACGCAGTCTCGGTCAGCGACCGGACCGTGGCCGTCGCCCGTACGGAGATCGCCGCAACGACAAGCTGGGCCGTACCCATCGACGCCGAGGAAGTCGACGTGTTGCGCTCCTGGCTGGTCTGCTGGAACGCCGTGGGAGTTCGCGTCGCCCTAGACCTGTACGACGGTCCGGCGCTGCACTTCAGCGTCGGAGCCGCGCAGGTCTCCTTGCCCGTACTGGCCGAGGCCGCCGTGATGCCGTGGCGCGAAGCCCTCGCCGCTGAGATCCGCCCGAACCGGATGGGGCAACGTCAACACGTCATGCGGGCATCGGACCTTGACATGTGGAGCACCGCCGGCGGTGAGATCGAGGTCAGGCCCGCCGCTCGGGATGGCGCATTCGTCGTCACGGCAGCGGACTTCATCGGAGTGCAGTTCCCGGAGAGCGCGGCGCCGGAGCGGGCGTCCCAGGACAGCTGGAAGGAGTCGCTTCAGGCGCGAAGTTTTCTGTACAAGGGCAAGGAGTACCAGGTGGGCGGCCTGTACGCCGGTCCGTGCGGACACACCTGGCGCATCCTGGCTGAGCCTGCCCCAGGCCGGGAGCCGATCGTCATGAGTACTCGCGAACCCGTCGCGAGGAAGACGCTGAGCACCTTGCTCAGCAGCTGCTGCGGGCCCTTGGAGCGCATCATGTGAAAAAGTAGACGGCAATTTTGAAAGGCCACGAGCCTATGTCTGGCGAGTGTGGCACGTCGCTCAGCACCCGCCGCCGTCAGCTACCGCATTCCACAAACCAGAGGAACCCCATGAACAAGGAACACCTCATCGAAGCCGTCCAGGGCCAGTTGGGCAGCCGGCAGCAAGCGGCCCAAGCCGTGGACGCAGTCCTCGATGCCATTGTGCGCGCCGTCGCGGCCGGGGACACCGTCTCCGTCACGGGATTCGGCAGCATCTTCCCCCACGACCGCCCTGCCGGCATCCGCCGCAACCCGCAGACGGGCGGACAGGTCACCGTCCCTGCCACCCACGTCCCCAAGTTCCGCCCTGGAACTCGGTTCAAGGCGCTTGTCGCGGGCCGGGCCGTCATGCCCGAGACCGGCAACTCCATCAAGAAGGCCGCCAAGACCCCCCGTCCGTAGTCGCCGCCCCACGGCCGCCCCGGCCCGTGCCGGGGCGGCCCCGCTCGAAGGAAGCCCATGAACTCCCTCGGAGTCGAGATACAAGCCACCGCCGCGTGGTTGGAAGAACGCGGGGCCGCAGGAGCCGCCACACTGCTGCGCCGCCTCGCGAAGCAACGAGACGAAGTGCACCGGAGGCTGAGCGAAGCCACCACCGGGGCGGGCCCCGCAACTCTTCAGAGCGATGCCTGGGGACCCGATGGGCAACAGTGTCGACCGGTCGATGAGGAATGCCTCCAGGCGAAAGCCAACGCGGTCCTCCGTCGCGACAACGCGATGTTGCGCACGGATTTGGCGCGCCTCCAGACGATGGCCGAGCGCGCCGGCTGGGTACCCGACGGCCGCCCACGTCAGCTCTGGCGGTGGCGTCAGGGTTGGTGGGAACTCAGCTACCGCAGGAGGAACCGCGAGGACGGCTACCTCGACAGCGGCTGGTACCTGTGGGGCCCGGACGGCACCGACGGCGAATGGATCGCCGCTCACAAGGCGGACGCGATGATCGAGGCCGCCCAGCTCATCGCCAAGCACGTCGCGGCCGCGGCGGCGGAGGCCAAGCAGTGAGCGGCCAGCTTGAACTCGTCACCGCCGACGAGGCCCACGCCCCCGACCCGTTACCCGACCTCACCTCAGCCGACCGCATCGTGATCAGCAACAGCGGAGGAAAAGACAGCGAAGTGGCCTTGGACGAGACGGTGCGCCTGGCCGACCGAGCCGGCGTGCGCGACCGCATCGTGGTCCTCCACATCGATCTCGGCCGCACGCCTCGGGGGCACACGGTGGAGTGGCCGGGAACCCTCGAAGTCGCCCGACAGCAGGCCGAGTACTACGGCCTCCCCTTCGAGGTACGCAGTCCTGCGAGGTGGCCCTCCCTGCTGCACCGCATCAAGGCCCGAGGGCAGTTCCCCAGCCTCTTCACTCGGTTCTGCACCTCCGAGAAGCGCGGCGTCTCACGGAAGTTCATCACCGAACAGGTCGCGCACCTCGACATTTCCTGGCGCCCGGCGCGGATCGTGTTGGTCATGGGCCTGCGGGCGGAGGAGTCCCGGTTCCGCGCCGGTAAACCCACTGTCGAGATCGACCAGCGCGCCAGCAGTGGACGCCGCACAGTGACCTTGTGGTACCCGGTGCTGCGGTGGAGTACCGAGCAGGTGTGGGAACGCATCCACGAACGCAACCTGCCCTACCACTGGGCATACGACGCCGGCATGTCCCGCCTGTCGTGCAGCCTGTGTGTGCTGGCTTCCATCCCCGACTTGACCTGCGCGGTCACCCTGCGCCCCGAACTGGCCGAGGAATACGCCGATCTGGAGAAGGAGATGGGAGCGCCCTTCCGCCGAGACCTGCCCATGGCGGAGATCATCCGGCGAGCCGGAGACGCAGCATGACGGCCCCGCTGCAAAGTGCCCCCGTCACGCTCCCCAGCGTCCAGGAACTGGGGGAGTGGCAGCCGTGCGTCATCGGGCTTGACCTGTCCCTCACCTCAACGGGTGTGGCGGGCTTGGGCTGGGCGAAGGCGCACCGGCCGGGCTGGCGTCGCACTCATGAGCGACTGGACTGGCTGTGCACACAGATCCGGGGCGACGTGCAGGAGGCTGCTCTGGTCGTGGTTGAAGGCGCGGCCTATGCCCAAGGTGCACAGGCCGGACACCACGAACTTGCTGGGCTCTGGTGGCTGGTCACTCAGGACTTGTGGCGTCACCGCATCCCTTACGCCGTGGCCAATCCGCACCACCGCACGATCTACGCCACCGGCCGTGCCAACCCGGCCCAGGACCGGCCGCCCAAGGAACGGTCGCGGGCGGCCAAGGGCATGGTGCGCAGCGTCGCCGCAGATCGGTACGGCGTGGAGTGCGAAGGGCCAGGCCGCTACGACCAAGCGGACGCAACGGTGCTGGCGGCAATGGGGCTTGACTGGCTCGGCTACCCGACGGTGCCGGTGCCGGACACGCACCGGCGCGCCTTGGAGGCGGTGCGGTGGCCGGAGGTCACCCCACCCGCTGCGAAATGAATTTCCGGCGCAGTGGGAGAAATGTGGAATCTGAACTCTAATTCAAATGCAATTCAGGGTGAGTGAAACTTGAATTCGCGGCGCATTGGAATAAGATATAAGTAAGAAATTCGGAAATCCCGAATCGGAAAAGGAGTTGAAATGAAGCCCTGCCCGTGCGAGTGCAACCGTGGCGGATTCTGCGGCGGCTGTGGCCACGCCGGTTGCGGCGGGCGCCGCCGCTAGCCATCACCCCTGCGCCCCCGGCCCACCGCCGGGGGCGCACCCATACGCGCAAGTGTCCTCTTGGAGAGCCACACCATGAGCCGAGGAATACAAGCCCTCGCAGATCAACTCGGCGTCAATCCCGACCACGTCGTCCGAGCCATCCGCTACGTCAAGGCAACCCACCCACAGGAACGCGAAGACCGTCACGGCCACCTGTCCGAAGTCCAGTTCCTGAACCGAGTCAACAGCGACTATCGAATCCTCACAACCGTCGGCAACTTGGCCATGCGCTTCGCCGGCCGCACCGAAGACGCCCACCTGCTCGTCAACATCTACAAGGCCAGCGTCGGAGCGGCCGTACCTCGGCCTGTGGTCCGCGAAGGCATCGGAACGCTGCCGAAGCACTACCACCACGAATCGGTACAGCACGGCATCCGGATCCTGCACGCTGCCGGACTGCCTCCCATCCGTATCTCCGGCAACCGCACCCTGGAGCCCGGCTTCCTGGTCACCCCCAACTGCGGTGACCTCGGGAACTGGTTGTTCGTCACGCCGGACCCCGGCGCCGAGAACCGCAAGGGCTTTGCCGGCGGCCGCGAGGGCTACCTCGCCGTCATGCGATGGGCCCGATGGGGCTTCCTCACCGCAACCATGCCCGGTGACTACTTCGCCGTCCGGCCTCCCGAAATCGCCAACCGCTCCCCGCATCAATCCCACTGACCCATACCACCCACAGCAGGATCCGCCGCCCCGGCCGCGCACGCGCACCGGGGCGGCGCCATGCGCGCAGAAAGGAAGCCTGTGTCCGACGACGACGCCCCGTTCTTGCCACGCACCGCCACCCCCGTCACACCACGGCCGACCCCGTCCTGGGCAAAAAAGAAGCCACCCAAGTCGAAGGCGGCCAAGCGCGCCAAGATCACCGCACGGAAGTACCTCGCCCCCCGCGACCCGCAGGAGCATGCCCGCAAGATCGCCGAGAACGTCATGGACGCCTGGTACCAAAACTTCGGGGGCAGCGACATCGACGTCCCCCTTGGCGCCGTCGCCGCTCTCGCGCTGCTCCGCAACCGACCCGGCCTGGCCGACTGGATACTCAACCTCCAGCCGCACGAACTCCCCGAACTCTTCAAGGAGATATACCTCGGCTGCTGGATCAAACGACCCGACCTGATCAACCGCGCGATCCGTCTGCACGACTGGGCCTGGAACCCCAACCCCGACACCCAACAGCTCCGCGCCGTCCACGCCGTCACCAACCGTGCCATCAACACCGGCCTGTTGGACCTCACTGGCCACGACGACCCCTACATGCGCGCAGAAGCCGATGTCCTGAGCCCCCTGCTGACCGGGCTCCGGCACAAGAGCGACAAGAAGTGGCGCGGCGAGTACCACACCCCTGCGTGCGTGTCCGACTTGATGGCCGGCATGGTCGTGGACAAGGACTTCGCCCAGCCGAACATGGCCATCCGCGAACCCGCCGTCGGCTCCGGCGGCATGCTCCGCTCCGTCGCCCAACGCCTGCGCGATCTCGGCCTCAACCCGCAGGACTACACCTGGTACGGCAACGACGTCGACTCCCTCGCCGCCGCCTGCGCCGCCGTCAACGCGATCATCTGGGACCTCGGCCCCAACTGCGCCATCGGCTGCGCCGACTCCCTGGCCCCCGAGGACGACTACGCCAAGACCCTCACCGAAGCCCGGGACGCCTTCAAAGAACGCGACCAAGCCATGGACACGGTCACCCTCATCACCGCGACCCGCAGCGCAATGCGCCTCTTGGAGAAAGCCGCCGCATGACCGAAGAACAACCCCTCATCCCCCGCACACAACGTCCACATCCACGCAGAGACGAGGCGAATGCCCCCGAGCAGCACCAACAGCACCACCCCCAACAGCCCCTCGACCAGGTCGCTCCGCACCTCGCACCCCCCTGGGCCAAGGAGGACACCGACACCCCCGAGCGCACCACCGCCTACACCCACCCCGAAGGCCACCGCATCGGCCTACGGCTAATGCCGGGCAACCTCACCATCCAGACCTGGATCACCGCAGGCGCTCACCTGCCACCCATCCCCGCCGGCACTGCCGAGGAGAAAGCCGAAGCCCAGGCCACCAACGACGCCCGACTCCAACCGGGCCGCTCCTGGCACGTCACCGTCGGCATCCGCAGCACCAGCGACCTCCCCGCAGCCATCACCGCCGTGCTGCGCGAACAACTGCTGCCCGCGCTCACCCACAAGCCCAAGCGCGTCCACATCGGGCCGAAGCCCCCAGCAGAGCCGGAAAGCGAGCCCACGACGCCCCCACAGAAGCCACGCCGCACTGCCAGGACGACCCGCACCACGAAGACGAAGGAACCCACGAAATGAACACCCCAAACAAGACACTCAAGATCGCCAACTTGGGCAACGTCGCAGAGGCCCTGCCCTTCGTCCTCGGCCACTACCCGGACGACAGCCTCGTCCTCCACCTCCCCGGAGACGAGTTCATCGACGGGCCCATCCTCACCTGCCCCTTTCCCGACGACCCCACCGACTGGATAGAGGCCGCCCACACCGCCGCCTACCAGTTCACCCACCTCGTTCACGAGCACGGCCGCACCCCCGACAACGGCATCATCGTCTACCTCTGCCGCGAACCCCGCTCGGACGAGACCGCCGAGGACACCGCCGAACTCCTCCGCCCCATCGCCAACGCGCTCGTCGACACCCTGACCGAGCACCGCGGCGACGTCCTCCAGGCCCTCGGCCTCGTCGCAGGCCGCTGGTGGGCATACACGTGCGACATCCCAGGCTGCTGCGAAGGCGAACCGCTCCCCACCCCCGACGACCCCAGCAGCGTCGCCGCCCAGCTCATCAAACTCGGCTACTCGCCCGGCCGACGCACCCGCGACATCGCCAAGGAATTCCAGCCCAACACCAGCCACCTCTTCCTCAACGTCCTCAGCGACACCGCCTACGCCTTCAAAAAGCAGTGCCTCACACAGCGCGGGCACGCCGCGGCGCTTACCACCACCCACGACCACATCGAGACCGCAATGCGCCGGTTCCGAGAAGGAGCAACGGAACTCGACCGCGCCCTGACCGCACGGCTCATCGTCGGCCTCCAGGACAACAGCGCAGTGGACGAAGGAGCCGCCTACGCCGAAGACGACGACCTGCCCCACGCTCGACGCCTATGGGCCTACCTCGCCCGCCACTGCGCCGCCCCCTTCACTTCGGAGGCGCTCCCCGCACTGACGCTGTACGCCTTCGTCGCCTGGCGACAAGGCGACCTCATCGCCGCGCGACTCGCCCTCCGCGACGCCCTCGACACCGACCCCGACTACGAACTGGCCGTCGGCATACACCTCGGCATCCACGACGGCCACGACCCCCGTGACCTCCTCGCCTACGCCCGCGAGAACCGCGACACCCGCATCGCCCACGCCCAACAAGCCGACCAGGCCGCCAGCGAGTACCGACCCGTCACCGACAGCACGGCAGACCGCCATCGCGAAGCCCTCGACGCGGCCACCGACCTCTACGCCGCCCAGGCCAGTACCTATGACGGGCAGCTCCTCGCCCGCTACGGAACGATCAACATCATCGGCGGCGCCCTGGCCGACTTCCGCAACGGCCGGCCGCAGCTGATGGACCAGATCGCCGCCCGCATCACCCTCGGCCTCCAAGACCGCGAGTCCCGAGACGCCGCCCTGTCCACCGGCGACGAGAACGACCTGCCCGCCGAACGGCAACTGTGGGGCTACCTCGCCCGGCGCTGCGTGCCGCCGCACACCGACAAGGCCCCGCCGCTCCTCACCCTCCTGGGCTGGGTCGCCTGGCGGCAGGGCGACACCGTCACCGCCAGCCACGCCTTCACGGACGCACTCGACATCGACCCCAACTACGCGCTCGCCGAGCACCTGCGCGACGGCATCCGCAACGAGTGCGACCCCGCCGCGCTCCTGGCGGTCTACCGCGCGGCGCTCCAGCGGTTCGCCGCCCATCGGGACCACCACGACAACCTCTGAACCCCACCGCGGCCCCGGCAACATCGCCGGGGCCGCCCTGACCCGGAGACTTCATGCCCACCACTCCCGACGAACCCCGTGGCGCAGTCGCCCGCCACACTGCCTACCTGCCCCAGTTCTGGGACAAGTCCACGAGCTCGCGGCCCATCTGGCGGATCGACTGGGGGCACCCCGGCTTCACCCACCGCACCCCGCCCGAGCCCACCGCCAGCCACCAGCCCACCGTTCTCGTCCGCTCCTGGGACCAGCCGGCCCCGGACGGCTCCGACCAGAACTGGCCGTACCTCCACCGCGGAGCCTGCCTCGGCTGCACCTGGGAGGGACCCGACCGCCGCCGTACGGACGAAGCTGTCGAGGACGCCCACGACCACACCCACCCCGGGTGGCGTGAACTCCCGGCCGTACCCGAACGCCAAGGACGCAGGTGGCTCACGCACGTCCAGCACCTTTACCCGGACGGCTGGCTCGACCAGGGCGGACCCGTCCGCACCGTCCGGACCGGAATCGAGAAGCGGCACAGGCCCGGAGCAGCACCGGGCGGCGGCTACGACCTCGCCGTGCAGCCGCCCAGGAGGAAAGACAGGGTCACGGCGATACCCGTTGTACTGCCGCTCGAATTCGGCGGCAAGGAAGCAGCGTGA